GACACACAAAATGTCAATTTGATATTGACAAACCAAACGGCAACAGATGCACGAGTTGTGATAACACGCATGCCGATCACGCCTGAATTGCCACAACAATGTGATGTTCGCTCCGATGTGATGCCATGGATTCCACCACAAACTACAGTAGCTGCAAGTTCAACAGCAGTCGTTGATGAACAAATGCCGATCCCAGGCCACGCTTCCGTGCGTTGGATCGTTGTAGCTCAACAAGCAACCACAAAACGTGTGTTTGAAGTGACAGCCAACCGCAATGGGTTGACGAGTTCAGCATTCGTTCAGTACGGGATGATCGGTGATCGTGTAGACATCAATGCAGATGTCAGCTTGGTCGGTATGTCATTTGTGCTAACTATCCACAACAGCACACTAGATGCTGCAACTATTAACATCATTCGCGTTCCTATGGCTGTATAAATAAGGAACAAAACAAAAGGTTAGCACAACAATGAGTGATTATTTCCGAATTGTCCGAGGGTTGGAGATTGACGAGACCGTCAGATACCTACAAGGATCCGGTAAACCAGGCACATCTGCAGACACAAATGCTGCAAATGTTGGTAGCGTATACACCGACAACCAGACGGGCGACCTGTACACAAAAATTACTCCTGGATCTGGGCTTGCTACATGGCAGCAAGCAGGTACAGGCACAGGTGGCGGATCAGCACTCGAGTTATACACCGAATATGCCGTTACACCTACTCCGCCAGACGCAGCCGGTAACAACTCCGTAGCGCTGGGTTCTGGAGCACATACTGCTGTAGATGCATCGAATTCAACCGCAATTGGCGATCAATCTCTTGCTCGGTTAATGGGTAGTGTTGCAATTGCAAATGGCCGGTTTGGATCTACTGGCGATGCACAAACGTGCAAATACTTGCTCCGTACGCACACAATCAATAACACACCAACGGAAATGTATTTGGATGGAACGGGTGGTAGCTCTCGCCTCATTCTACCAGATGATACAACTTGGATGTACAAAGTTAAAATCGTTGGTCACCGAACAGACGCGTCGGATGGACATGCTGGATACACATTCGAGGGCATAGCATATCGTATGGCTGGCTCTGCAACTGTATCATTGCTAGGTTCACCCATCAAGCAAGTCATTGCCGAAAGCAACGCGCCGTGGGATGCTCATGTTATAGCTGATCCATCCACCGGCGCACTTCAAGTTCACGTTGTTGGCCAGGCTGGAAAAACTATCCGCTGGCTGGCCGTTGTCGATACTATCGAAATTACCAACTAGTGAGCACCGAACATGCATTTTGATCATGATTTCGGGATAATCAGCTCGCTGGTTAAAATTGACACTACTGTACAGCCACTGCAGGGCGGAACAATCAATGTTCTCGATGTTGTTGGAACGGGTGGGATTAAGCTACCAGCTGGGGATACTCTGGCTAGAATCGGCAGCACAGGACTCATTCGCTTCAATAGTGCGATCAACGGTATTGAATATTTTGATGGTACTACATGGGACACGCTGCGTGATAATGGATCAGTTACGGCTACCATAACACAAACAGCTCATGGGTTCTCCACCATGCAGTTATTGGAATATGATCCAATCCAGCTCAAATACAAGGCTGTTGTTGATCTATCTACTACCGCTGGTGTGGTAACTGAAGTGATAGATGCAAATACGTTTGTTCTCACACTATACGGCCTAATATCTGGGTGGCCAACTACATTTGATGGGTATACGCATTTCTGGTACAAAGATGTAACGACCAATGTCGTGTCCACCGCAAGCAGCGATACTGACACACCCGCGAATCACACCCCGTTGCTGTATGCATCCATGTCACCAACTGTGCCAGTCATTATCCCTGTAAGTAACCAACCTGGATATGGTTCTGTTGGCTGTTTCATTCCATCATCGCCAATATTCTTCCGGCCATATTTGGTATACGGATTTGAATCGCCGGCGCCTGCAACACCACGATTGCTTAACACAATACACTCTGATGCGGATCCATCGAGTCCATCTGGGCTGGCTCGATACATTACCATTCTGAGCTCATCAGTATACTCAATGCCGTCGATGTATATGTCGATGTCTGTTGACCTGCACGCAATATCATACAATTCACCTGCTGACATGATTATGACAGTGGTGCTTGCTAAATTGCCACAGCCAGTTGATGTAGTAGGTAAACCGGATGGTACGCCAGGATATCTATCGTCTACCGGTGGGATATCTTGGATCGCTCCAGTCGCAGGATCAAAACAAGTCATTGGCTTTGTAAACAACGATCAATTCTACTATGCAATACCATATGTTGAACAAGCCTCACCAGGATCTGTGTACATCAGTAATTCGGCACCGTCGGTTACGCCGGGGATTCCATATTTGTGGGTACAGACTGGGCTAAATACAGACGGAAAAGGAATGACCTTTTGGATTGAGGATGGAGCAATATGACTTTAAGAAACGCATTCGAGGACGTATCAACGGAGGCCACATTAGATAATGTGATCCAAGTGTTGATGTGGATCCTGGATAAACTACCCAGAACAGATGCAAATGACCGCGCTGTTGTGAATATTCAAGATGGTGGAGCTGCCGTAACGATATCCGCTGCAACTGTCACATCAGTACAATCATTCGGTGCAGCCAATAGACCAGCTGATCTAACACCAATGCATTACGCAAATGCAGGGGCGATGCACATCTACAACAATATTATAGTGAGTTAATTGAATGGCTACAACATCAAAACTAAGAAAGATGCTTCACCGAAAGTCGGCTGAGTATTGTGCACAAAGTGCAGCAGGTAACACCGCATCTGGTGCATTTGTTGTGTCGGATAAATCAAACATGATTCCTTCCCACGATATCGCCTACTATGTTGGTGGTGTATCAGCTATCTGGAATTACAACGCAGACAATGATGCATGGCTACAAATCCCAAGTTCGGGCGTTGCGGGGACATTCGCAGCAGGCGCGTGTGGTGAATTTCGTGCACTATCAGCACCGGCAGGTACATTCGACAAAACGGCAACAGCTGGATCGACCACGACGATTACTACTAACCTAACAATTACACGAGATTGTTCTGGTTATGAAATTCACGTGGTTGGTGGATCGGGTGTTGGGTATGTTGGAACTATAACCAATGTTGTAATGGGTGCCAACTCTATATTGACGGTGACTCCAGCTAGTGCTGTTGCGTTTGATGCCACTACAGTGTATCGAATCTATGGTGGCTCTCTGTGGTTCATGAATGCAGGTACAGCAGCTGTTGGTTTTTCGGTGTATGACAGAATTACAAATGCGTGGACTTCCAGATCCGTAACAGGTCTTCCAACGGCATGGGGCACGGATGCGCAACTAGTATCAACATCTGGGCGTATGTCCAATAACGGCGCAGGTTTTGTTACCGGAACCGCCTCATCAGGAACATCAACCACCATCGTCGACGCAACCAGAACCACATGGTTAAACAATATGTGGGTTAACTATCAGGTTCGTATCACTGGTGGTACCGGTAAAGGACAAATTCGAGTCATTACCGCTAGCACGACAACTGGTACAATTACAGTCGGAACTGCCTGGACAGTAACACCAGATGCTACCAGCACATATCGCATCGAAGGAAATGATGATGTGTTCTATTTGTTGGGCAATAACGCCGTCACGATGTACAAATTCACCGTATCGACAAACACATGGGCCACAATCGCTCCGACTGTTGCACGTGGTGGTGCTTTAGGTGCTGGTGGAACTGCCGACTGGATCGACGGTGTGACATCAACTGTGTGGCAAGATCAAAACGTATTTGGGTTGTTGTACACCAATACAATATATGAACAAAACGGTCGTTACATATATTCATTCAGAGGTGCTGCATCATCGACTCTGGATGTGTATGACATTGCAGCAAACACATGGATTAATGATGTGCAGTACGGTCAGAAGATGGAAACATTCACGACAGGATCGTGCTCGATCGACTTGGATGGGAACATATACATCCAAAAAGAAGCCACAGGAAGAATATATCGGTTCGATGTTGCAAAGAATGTGTTAGAGCCATATGTGTGGAATCCGAACCCTCAAGGTACTGCGGTAGCTGGAGATAAGATGTTTATCACCACTTATAGTGATGGTGGTGATAAAATCAACTTCCTATACACGTTGCCACACACCAGAGCTGAATTGGTTCGTTGGGTAATGATTTAACCCTTGTTTCGCATTGGTCTGATAAATATTAGCAACACACGCACCGTGTCAAAGTGGTGTCAAATAAGTTAACAAAGGAAAACTACAATGAATTTTAACCACGATACCGGGTTGATCGATACCATCCTAACGATTGACACCACAATCGCTCCACCTCTTGGCGGAACCACGGGCATCCTAACCATCACCGGCACCGGTGGTGTTCAGCTGCCAGTCGGTACAACCGCTCAGCAGCCTACTAACTCTGCTGGTTTGATTCGTTTCAATAGTCAAACTGGCTCTCTTGAATTCAACAACGGCTCAGCATGGTCTGGTGCTGGTGGTTCGGTCACGTCTGTCGCAATCACTGGTGGTACCGGCATTTCGGCTTCAGGCTCACCAATCACTGGATCAGGCACCATCACACTGACGCTCGGTACTGAACTACAAGGCTTGTCTGGCCTTGCCGCAAACGGTTCAATTCACCGCACAGCTGCTGGCACTTATGCAGCTCGTGTATTGACAGGAACTGCCGGCCGTCTAGTAATCACTAACGGCGACGGTGTAGCAGGCAACCCAACGGTTGATCTGGCCACTGTTGCTAACTCCGGAACAGGTGCATTCAACAAATTCAACATCGACACATACGGTCGTGTGACCGGAACAGTTGCAGTAGCATCAGGCGACATCACCACAGCATTGGGATATACTCCAGTTAATAAAGCTGGCGACACAATGTCTGGTACGTTGACATTCTCAGCAGGTACCGTAACGGGTCTAGCTACCCCATCTGCTGCAACCGACGCTGCAACAAAGTCATATGTCGATTCGCTATCTCAAGGTCTTGTTCCAAAAGGATCAGTTCGGGCAGCGACCACCGCTGCAGGTACTCTAGCATCATCGTTTGCCAACGGTTCCACGATCGACGGCGTGACGCTGGCTACAGGAAACCGCATTCTGATCAAAAACCAAGCAGCTCCAGCTGAAAACGGTATCTACACGGTTAACGCTTCTGGTGCACCAACCCGTGCAGTCGACATGGATGCATGGACTGAAGTTCCAGGCGCATTCGTCTTTGTTGAAGAAGGTACTGCGTTGGCTGATACTGGCTGGGTATGTTCGTCTAACCAAGGTGGCACGCTAGGCTCTACAGCAGTCACATTCGTTCAGTTCTCCGGTGCTGGTACATACACTGCTGGTACAGGTCTGACCCTGTCTGGTACGCAATTCTCTCTGACGACTCCAGTTACTGCAACAAACGGTGGTACAGGTCTGTCTGCTTATGGTACAGGTAACCAAATCCTGGGTATGAACTCCGGCGCAACCGCTCTGGAATACAAGACCGTAACGCAAGGCACAGGCATTACCGTTGCTAACGCAGCTGGTTCTATCACAATCACCAACGCAGGTGTCACGTCTGCTGTTGCTGGTACAGGTATTGGTGTTTCTGGTGCAACTGGTGCTGTTACAATCACCAACAACGGTGTAACTTCCATCACTGGTACAGCTAACCAAATCACTGCATCCGCATCAACTGGTTCTGTTACCCTATCGCTGCCTGCTTCTGTTACTACAACCAACTTGACCCTATCTGGTCTGACCGCAAACAGCTTCCTGTTCTCTGGTACTGCTGGACTGTTGACAACCACAGCTGCTCCTACAAACGGTCAACTGTTGATCGGTTCTACTGGTGCTGCTCCAGTTGCTGCTGCTCTGACGCAAGGTGCCGGCATCACTGTTACTAACGGTGCTGGTTCGATCACGATCACCAATGCTGGTGTAACTTCCATCACTGGTACAGCTAACCAAATCACTGCATCCGCATCGACTGGTGGTGTGACCCTGTCTCTGCCAAGCAACATCTCCGTTACTGGCGCGACATTGTCTGGTCTCACAGCTAACAGCTTCATTTACTCTGGGGCAGGTGGTGCTCTAACATCAACTGCTGCTCCAACCAACGGTCAGATTCTGATCGGTTCTACTGGTGCTGCTCCGGTTGCAGCAACACTAACACAAGGTGCTGGTATCACCATCACCAATGGTGCCGGTACAGTAACAATTGCAAGCTCCGGCGTTACATCTGTTGGTCTATCTCTGCCATCTATCTTCTCTGTATCTGGTTCTCCAGTCACAACAACTGGCACATTGACTGCAACATTAGCTTCGCAAACCGCTAACACAGTGTTTGCTGGCCCATCCGGTTCTGCTGGTGCTCCAACATTCCGTGCACTGGTTGCGGCAGACATGCCATACAAGCTGTACGCTGAATCAGCATCAACACCAACAGCTCCAGTGGCATCTGGTACCAACTCTCAAGCGTTTGGTAGCGGTGCAACAGCTACAGCAACCGGCGCCCAGGCATTTGGTGACGGTACTGCCGGTGCAATTTGGGGTAGCTCAGTGTTCGCTAACGGTAAGTTTGCAACTGCAGGTGATGCTCAACACGGCATCTACGTTCTGCGCAACAGCACAACAACCGCAGCGGCAACTGAACTGTTCCTGGATGGCGCTGCTGGTACGCAACGTATCGTAGTTCCAAACAACAGCGTGTGGACATTCGACATCCTAGTTGCAGCTCGCCGTACTGATGCAACTGGTGGTGGTGCTGGTTACCGCTTCACAGGTGTTCTGCGTAAGGACACAACTGCTGGATCGTTGACCTTCATCGGTACGCCATCGAAGTCAATCATGGGCGAAACCAACACTGCTTGGGACGTTGCTCTAACGGCTGATACAACCAACGGTTCGATCAAGTTGAACGTAACTGGTGAAGCGGCAAAGACCATTCGTTGGGTTGCAACGATTCAAACAACCGAAGTAACGAACTAATAATTGAAGTTCGTGTAAATACAAAGGGTGGATATGCAAATATCCACCCTTTTCTTTTGATGGGAATAACATGGAATTTGATCACGGCACAGAAACAATATCTCCTGACGATACCGTAACCACGATAACAATTGGTGGTACGGGCGGCCTGATTCTACCATCCGGAAACACAGCACAACGTCCAACCAACGTAGCTGGTTTGATCCGATGGAACAGCGAAACAGCATCTCTTGAGATCAACGATGGATCCGCATGGAATGGCGCCGGTGGTGCTACTGGAATGGCTACAGGTATTGTATCTGCGCCTGGATGGGCTTTCACCGCAAATACGACAACAGGTATCTACCAACCTTCGGCTGGCGTACTAAGTTTTGCTGCAGGTGGTGGCGAACAGTTCCGCATTGTTAACACAGCCAATGCTGTGAACTATCTAACTGTTACGGGCAATACCGGCAATAACGGCCCGGTATTGGGCGCAGCGGGTTCAGCTACCAATATCGATATCTACTTCCAACCAAAGGGGCTGGGAGCGGTGTACGTGATGAACCCTGCATTTGGTTTGATCTACGGTGTATTTAACGGCGCTGGTGCTACAGCTAACACTCAATACCTGACATTTACAAATGCTGCAGCTGGCTCTATTCCATATGTTCAATCAAATGGAACGGATGCTACTGTGCCAATTCGTTACTTGGCGAAGAGTGCAACAGGATACCATCAGTTCTCAACCACCACAGACAACAATATACTAACGCTGCAATCAGTGACGTCGGGTGTAAACGGACTAACAGTAACTAACGCCGCCACGACTGTAGCGCCATCGATCGCAGCAACAGGATCTGACGCCAACATAAACATCAATTTGACCCCTAAAGGTACCGGTGGTGTCAATCTGGTATCAGGCCCACTGCTGATAGGCGGCGCAGCTGGTACGTCAGGTCAAGTGCTAACATCAAATGGCAGTAGCGCCCCAAGCTGGCAGAATGTATCTGTGACAGTAGGTTCCACGGCAGGCGTCCCTATTATTACAACGACCGGTGGTGCATTATCTGCTGGTTCTTTCGGATCCACATCTGGCACATTCTGTCAAGGTAACGATTCGCGGCTGAGTGATACTCGAAATACCACCAATTCGTTTGTTGTTAAATTTGATGGCGGCACTACCGAAGGAACCGATCAATACACATTCAATGGTTCGGCAGCCAAGACAATTAACATTGTCGCTGGTTCGAACATCACATTAACTGAAGTCGCTGGTCAAATAACGATCGCATCTACTGCAAGCGGCGGTGGCACACCGGGCGGTAACACCGGCGAGATCCAATACAACAACGCCGGAACGTTTGCTGGTGCTGCGAATGTTGAAATCGAAGGTGGTAACATCAAGATGCTACCGCTTGCATCAATTCCAGCGGCACCAGCTGACGGGTTGGTAATGTTTAATCGAATTCGTGGTGGCCGCCACATTCCTAGTGTAATTGGACCCGCAGGTGTCGATGTAGCATTGCAACCAGCACTGTTCGGGAACTCGGTGTTCATGTGGCTTCCGGGTACTGGCACAACGTTGGGGATCAACTGGGGTACAAGTTTTACAGCTCGTAACAGCGGTACCAGCGCTGCCCAGGCACACCCAACAAGAGCGTCGACAAATGCAATGACTAGCCTGAACCGAGCAACATTTGGTACAGGTACAACAGCGACTGGAGCATCCGGTATCCAATCGTCTGCAACTGTCGCGTGGAGAGGCAATGCAGCAGGTCTTGGTGGATTCTTCTTCTTTGCTCGATTTGGTATTGAAACACTAGCGACAGATCAGCGTGCATTTGTTGGACTTTCTGCTAACAACGCAACAATGGCCGCTGACTCATCGACGTGGAACAACACCTGTGGAATTGGAAAAGACTCAGCAAATACAACGTGGCAAATCATCATGAGAGGAACAGCAGTAACGAAGACCAACACTGGCATCACGGTTACCGCTGGTCAAATTCTCGACTTCGCTATGTTTGCCGCCCCAAATGGTAGTAACATTACTTGTCGTATTGCCAATGCTGTTACCGGTGCTGTGCTATATGACAATACGTCATTCACAACAAACCTACCAACAAACACAACGTTCCTGCATATGCAAGCCCACACACAGAGCACATCAGGAACAACAGCAAAACTTTTGGCACTTAACCGCATGTATGTGGAGACTGACCTATGATCTGGAATATTTGCACGCACCCATCTGAACCAACCATCATAGTGGAGGATGGGTTGGCCATTCCTGATGGCTACACTGTCGAAGCACAGACAGCCAATCCAAATCAAGATGTAGTGGTCACACCAACACGGATTACGAAATTTGCATTTCGTAATCGGTTCACTGCTGGCGAAAAAGTAGCAATCGAGTTGGCGTCATTGGATGACCCAACTGCACCGACCGAGCAGAGACAGATATCGGCCATGTTGCGCGTATTCATAAAGGACTTAGAAAATGCACAATTCGTGCAATTAGATCGTCCTGATATTCAACAAGGAGTAATGCAGTTGGTAGCTCTCGGGATACTATCAACCGACCGGAGCAATCAAATACTAACAACTCCGCCGGATGATTATGAATTAGCTAATTAACTCATAGTCCGTTCTCCATAAATACAGAATACATATTTTTGAGAGAGTTGACTATGATCATTGATTTCCGACAAGGAATTATCGCTTACCCGACATCCAGCGGGCTCCAACGCTTTTTGGAGTTCGCGGATGGTTTTGTAGGTATTAACGCAGCGGACGGACGAACAGACGTCACCTTTGCCAACGGCGACGAAAATTACCTACACAACGAAACCGTTAGTATCCCAACCGCATGGGGGCCAATTACACCAAACGTAGATGCGTGGTTGTATTGGAACCTGAACGGACTTACCGCTCAGCGCACATTTGGTGTAACATATGTGCAGCCTGTGGTCAGCGCATCTGCTCCTACCGCACCAGTCAACGATCTTCATTGGTTTGACACAACAAATAACATCATGCGAGTATACACCAGTGGTAAATGGGTCACTCGCATTCGCACGTTCGCATGTAAGATCAACAATGCCACCATCTCTCCGATGGGATCAGGCGTCATCAACCGTCCATTTGCAGGCACGCAAGTAGGCATCCAGGGCGTAAACATCCCTGTTGGGCGAATCATCGTTGATTCTCAAGGTCAGCCTATCCGCAAGCAAAACGGTCAACTGTTCACCACAGAAGATGAGTTCTTCATCAATGGATCACCAATCAACACAATTCGACTGGAAGCAAATGTATTTCAAGCTCAAGCCGTTGAAAACATTGCAAAATACCAACCAGTAAAATTTGTAGATTTCGGTAAGGTAGCACTAGCCACTTACAACGACACGTATACCACAACAATTGCTATGGCAATGGAAGACATCATTGGTGGTGACGTCGGTACGCTGTGCATGCAGGGGGTTATATCCAGTCCTGATTGGAACTGGCCTGTTGTTGGCAAGCCACTATGGATTCATGGTTCTATTCCTGGTTTATTGGTTGACTACGACCCACACGTTCAGTCAGCTGGTACATACAAAGTAGCAAAACCACCAGTTGGTCGTGTTATTTCACGCTCTTCGATTTTCTTCGATCAGGGGTTGGGTGGTAAAGGTGATAAGGGCGACGCTGGTGACGCAAATGTGCCATTAGCGACAACCACTGTGTTTGGTATTTCCAAACTATCAGTTGATGCTGCAGATCCAGCCAACCCAATTGTGGTTGGGGATAATGATCCGCGCAACTTTAACGACCGCTACCCGTTGCCACACAATCAAGCTGCAACAACAATCATCCCTTCACCTACGGGAATCTTAACGGGCGTTAATCTGCAGCAAACACTACAGATTATCAACGATTCGTTCGTTAAACGAGCTGGTGATTCAATGACTGGATATTTGGTATTAAGTGCTGATCCTGCGCAAGATATGCATGCAGCAACGAAGCATTATGTGGATACGCGCCCGTTAAATAGCCTTGCTGACGTAACAATCTCAAATCCTGTCGCTAATGAAATTCTAAAATATGATGGCACGGGATGGGTAAACGGTGAATCGGCAGGTGGTCCTGACCTGTGGATGGTGAGCTCACGAACCAATACAATTCCGTGGGTTCCAGCTACTGCATCTGTTACGTTCATTAAGAATGATGGATACAATACAGCTTTTACCGCGACGCAGGACATTCTTGATTTCCCAGTTGGACTATTAAACGTCACGGTTCCTTCGTTGTATATCCAAATCGAAATCAGTGGCATTACATACACTGACACAATCGCTGATCCAAGTGTGCTATCAACAGTGCAGGATGTTGTCGATTATGTAAACACAAGCACGACGCTGAGCCCACACGTGACGGCATCGTTCGGCGTAGTTGATGGCCATTCAGGTATTGTATTCAAGAGCAAAAATGCTGGCGAAAACGTATCGTCTGTGCAGTGTGGCCCACTTGAATACGCAGCGCTGGAAACTGCACTGAATTTATGCGATTATGCGTATGCATTCTCCGTTCAAGATAGTGCTGGTGAGTATGTTTCTGTGATGGAAATTTATGAATGTGCCACAAACTTGCCCATATCCGATTTTCAAACCCTGGCTATCGAAATGTTGGGGTTCAACGTCCAGATTGCACTAAACGTCGATGGTGTACTCCGTTCGTACCGCTTCACACCAACGGATATGTCTGCAGTTAGCATAGGTCAGGTGATTGATATCTGCAATGCACAACTTGGTAATTACGCAACATTTGAGGCAAGTGGTAAGATTAGCGGCATTACTGTAACATCAGTACAGAATACCGTTACCGACCTTTCGATCATTCTGACGCCTTTCTTCGCATCTTCTACTCTGTCCCAGGTGACAACGCCTGTGCCTAATGCTGGTACTCCATATACGACCATCGCCATCGACCCAATCCTAACACCATCACCACACGTCCCACCATATGATGAAGTGTATGTTCCATTGCATACGGTGATTGATTCAGATCCGCCGAGTTTGTATATTCCGTTCTGGATGGATGCTATTGGTAGCGGCGCAGGTATATCTTGCATGAGATCCATTGGCAAAATAGCGATTGGTGCTCCGGGCTCTGCTGACAACATATACCGTTCCGAACCAACGCTGTATTCTGTCGGTTCTTATTGGAACACAACCGCAAATCAATCGGGTGTTGTGGTGTCAGTTCACCACGTGGATGGCGAACAGCCGGGCCATCTGATCACCACCGGTGGATATAAAGGCCGCGTGATTGTTCCGCTAATATCACATGAATATGGGCTGAAAGCCAACTATGCAATCGGTTGTGGCATTGGTGTCGGTAACGCCAATGGTGGCGTATATGTACTAACGAGCTATATGGCAAACACTAGTTGGTATAGCAGCGCTGAAGGCATCGTCATCCTAACGTGCTTTGATCCAACGCTCGCCACAGTAACGTGGTGCAAAACATATCAAATCAATTCGACTGACTCTGATACCGTAAGTGCAACACAATCTGTTGCAGGCTTTGTTGTCAACCCAATCACCAACATTTCGTATATCGCACTGGAAACTGTGCGCACGTATGTTGACAGTGACGGCGCCACATTGTCGGATATCGGTATGTCGGTTATTGCGGTTAACGGCTCTGGCAACACATTGTGGCACCGTCACATGAAGGCACTTAACGCCAGTAATGTCGCCACCACGTACGCACCTGCATCAATTGCTGTGCATAACGAGTCTGGTGATGTTGTCGTGTCGTGTGGTAACACGGTTGTCAAGCTATCCGGATCATCCGGTAACACAATCTGGGCAACACAACATACAACCATTGAGTTTGACACGCACGGTGCAGTGCTACATGATATTGCAGTCGATCAGTCAACTGGTGATGTGTACGTAACGGCATACCAATCACTACAACTAGGTTAATAGGAACAGAATCATGCCAGTATTGAATCAACAACAAACAACTATTACCAAACTAAACGGGTCCACCGGAACAGAAGTGTGGACCAAGGCATGTTTTAATAGTCCACAATTTGACGAACATGGTACGCCAATGCCGACGTTGGTAACAGCCGACGCAACTGGCGTATATGCAGCATATCCTTCGTCCGTTAACAACACCAACGAAGGTACCGTGCACGCTATGAAACTCAATCGCACGACGGGTGCGATTGAGTGGGTAGTCGAAATCAAAGATCATAACACCATTGGGAAAAGCCCCACAGCTACCAGCGACGGTAGATACACGTGTCTAGGAACATCTTCGTCAACGATGTCGTTTGGTGGTTTGACGACTGATGCTCAGCGCTTATACCTCTCGTTGCCGCGTTTCGCAGTGTGGGAAAGTACAGTACCAGACGGTGGTGATATTTGGGCAATTGACAAGAATGGTCCAGAAGCTGTAACCAATGGATCGATGTACAGCATCACGAACAACGCCGCGAGCGCCTCAAGTTGGCACACAGCCACGGGTATCAACCTTGCGCCTGGTGCAATTCAGGGAATGGCTGCGGACGCGGTTGTCAGTGATGGTAGCGCAAACTCATATATTGTTGACGTGGTGTCGGATAATGTTCACATTCTGCCTCCAATATCAGCAGTCACCACACCATCGCTTGATGTTGTTAACATTGCGCGAGTCGGTCAGTTGATTGTCGGTAATAAGTCAGCTCCATCATCCGCTAATGGTACACCTGGCGATAAAGCTGGCATGGTCCGCCCATCAGCAGATGGTATTTGGTACTGTACTGGTGATTACACGGACGGATCAACAGCGATTTGGAGGATGGCTGCATCATCATCTCCAACGGCCGGCAAATTCAAGGCAGGCTTGGTTGGTTTTAATCCAACCCTAGGCACTATGGTAGGTTGTCCTGGTGATGTGGCTGGTGATATCCGATTGGTCGGAAATCGAATCTTCTACTGCACAGGAACATATGACGGCGTAACGAGTATTTGGACCAACACTATTGATGTGACCAATGGGAGTGGCATCCAGCAAACGTCTAATATGTCATGGGACTACACGAATGATCCTGATTATCCATCCGGTGCCGTAGTCACTAATTACACCCGTTCCTTCTATTCGGCGTTCGCGTTGAGTATCCCACAAGACATTCGTGGTGATAAATTCGCTAAACCGGCAGCCGGTGAGTATGTGCTGCAATATCGTGCCACCCGCTCGATCACTTTGCAAATGAATGGCACACCATATGGGTGGTATGCAACCACTCCAGCTACTTCACCCGCAACGTTCCGTTTGTCGGTCAATGGCATAAACTTTTCTACAATCTCATTCCCTGCTGGTGGTAATACGCCAAACTCTTGGTCAAACTTTATATACACCATTAACCCTGGTGACGTTTTCCGTATCCAAGCTCCAATGACACAGGATGCGACTCTAGCAGGATTGTCGTTCGCTATTCCAGCGACGGTGGATATTAGCTTTTAAGTCGGAGTAAGTAGCAACTATAAATGACGAAGTTCTCCGCTGCTCGACGTCGAGCAGCGGAGATTTCTTGAGGTGTGCTCCTCCACTATGTGTTCGCCATTTGTAACCTAGCCGCTTGGTAGCGATCCATGGGTCGTTCCGTGCCATCAGCCAATACATATACACTTCAGCTCCAACACACGGTGGTATTTCATCATAATGTGCATCAAGCGTTTGAATTACTTTTTCGCGTCGCATCACGACTAGTTGGTGAATTTCTAAAAAAATCACAGCGGCTTTCTTGCAAAAATGGCCGAAATGCGTGCGTAAAACCAACGACATTGTCGTTCTCATCTATGATATGAGACATGGTGTACACGCCACATACGTCCGGGTTCTGATCCAAAATATCAATACAGTGTTGGAATATGCCTGGAGTGATCTCATCATCCAAATCAACGTATGACACATATTCGGCAGTCCCCACACGAAATGCTGCATTTCTTGCGGCTCGTATGTCTCCAGCTATGCCGTCCAAATGATGAACATTCACGGGTTCGGCAGCCAATTGATTCAAACATTTCTCTCGCCATGATGGTTTTTCATATGGCATGTGCAGCACGTGCACATCAACGCGGTTTGTCATAGTGATCCTTTTTTTGGATATTTACACAGAAAGCAAGGACATTTTCGGGGCAGTTGGATAAATATTGATAAAGTCGAACGCTTCAAGGAGAATCTCAAATGCGTATTCCGTTTAGACAAGGTCTGGTTCGTGTGCCAGCTAACTTCCTGCAATTAGCCGCAGGAAAAGTCAGCTTGGTGCTCGGCTCTACCGATTCAGTCGTCGCAACGTTTGCAGACGGCGCAGCCAACTACCTCATTACCGACCGTCTGACGGTTAACAACGCATGGATTGGTCCATTCTCTGCTGGTAATGACTACTGGTTGTACATCGATATCAACCCTGTGACTGGCGCTCGTACGTTTGGTCACACCATCGTTAGCCCACTGGATGGTGCAACAGCCCCCCAAGCTCCAGTACTGCTAGATCAACACTGGTTCGACACCGCTACCAATACTCACAAAGTTTGGAACGGTAATGGCTGGTCCAAGAAGATCCGTGTATTCGTAGCGAAGCTGCAACAAGGTTCTGTGTTCGTTTCAATGAGCACAAACTCACCAGCTTACACCGGTACGCAGGTTGGCGCATTGGTTGCTCAGCCAGTTCTGGCCGGCGCCATCGTATTTGATGCTGATGGTAATCCACTCAAGAAGAGTGATGGCACATTCTTCACAACCGAAGATACTGCACTGACAGGCATTGCGTCGAGCTCGCAAGTTAAATTTGGTAGCATCATGATCGAAGCTGAAGCAGTAACCAATCTGCCAGCATTCTCGATCGTTCGTTTCTCAGACTTCAACCTGATCACCGCTGCTACAAACTACATTGTCGACAATGGTGCTTATGGTATCATTGAACGCGACGCAGCTACTGGCGACGTCGTTGAAGTAGTGATGGAAGGTCTAATCACCAACACCGCTTGGGATTGGACGTCTGCTGGTATCAATGCACAGCTGTTCGTTGATGCACTAGGCCAACTGACCACAACTCCACCACCATCGCCAATCCCTGTTGCTGCTGTCGTTGACAAGCACACAATCCTACTGCGTCCTTCTACGCTGTTCATGAACACGTACAACGACCCAGCTACTGCATTGAACGCTGGTAATGTCAAGCTGAGCGTCATGCCAGCTGCATTGGACAACCCAATTGCTGTTGGTGATAACGACCCACGCATCACGGCTGTTCTACCACATATTGCAGATTACACAGTTCACCTGTCAACTGCGCAAAACACATACCTGGATACTCTGGCAGCAACTGCTGGTGGTATTTCCGTTCGCAAGGCTGACAATACTGGTACGTCCGTATCCATCGTTGCCCCAGCAAGCGGGATCACTGTTACAAACGGTGACGGTCAAACAGGCAACCCAACAATCGGTCTGGCAAATGACCTAGCCGCTGTAGAAGGTCTGACAACGACTGGTATTACTATTCGTACTGGCGCGGATGCATGGACTACACGTCAAGTTGTCATCGCTGCGGATTCTTCTACAGGTCTTGCTGTTACAGATGGTGATGGCGTTTTGAACAACCCAGCTATTGGCGTTATCGGAAACCTCAAAGAAGTCCAAGACATGACCACTGCTGGCCTGACGGTCCGTAGCGGAACAGGTGACTGGTCAACTGTTGCTATCGTTGCAAACACTACGCCAGGTCTGGATATCACCAATGGTGACGGTGTTGCTGGTAATCCAACACTTTCATTTTCCGGTGATCTCGCATCCCTGACTTCACAATCCGGAACCGGCCTAGCTGCTCGTACGGCTGCTGGCACATGGACAACCCGTACACTACAATCAGGTAGCTCTAGTTTGCAAGTTACAAACGGCGACGGCGTTGCGGGTAACCCAACTGTTTCGTTCATTGGTGAAATTGGCGCTGTCGGTGGTGTTACCAACACCGGTATTGCTGTCCGTAAAGGCGTTGATGATTGGGATGCCACTTCTGTTGCTGGCGTTGCTGGTGACATCGTTGTGACCAACCCATCTGGTTTCATCCCTGGTCCTACACCAACCACAGCAGCTATCACGCTAGCTCTGCAAAACGTTGGTACCCCAGTCACTGATTCGTTCAAGCGCATTTCAACCGACTCGAAGGGTCGTGTAACGGCAACATATGACGTAGTATTCGATGACATCACGACATCTCTCGGATACGAGCCGCTGGACATCGCTGGCAGCAACATCATGCAAGCTGAGCTTGACATGGGCAACTTCAAGATCATCAACACAGCGCTACCAACTGGCGCAGCTGATGTTGCAACGAAGGGTTACGTCGACAGCGTTGCTTCTGGCCTGGATCCAAAAGAATCAGTTCGTGCTGCTACCGTCGGCACAATCACAATGTCTGGTGCATTCACGATTGACGGCGTTTCGCTGGCATTCGGTGATCGCGTTCTGGTTAAGAACCAAGCTGACCCAACAACAAACGGCATCTATGTTGTAGCTGCCGGTGTATGGTCTCGCGCAATCGACGCAGTTCCAGGTGGAACGATGAACGCTGGTGCATTCACGTTCGTTGAAGCTGGTACAACCAACGCTAAGACAGGCTGGGTAATGTCTGCACAAAACCCTGTCGTTAACGGCAGCACTGCAATTACATGGCAACAATTCTCTGGTGCCGGTGAAATCACTGCTGGCCCTGGTCTTGCAATCAGCGGCAACACGATGTCGGTTGTACCAAGTGCATCCCACACTCTGACCATTACCAACAGCAACATCGACCTGACTGTTATGCCAACTGTTACGGCTGGTACAACATACAAGTCAGTAACTGTTGACGGATTTGGTCGTGTTACAGCAGGCACTAACCCAACAACATTGGGTGGATATGGTATTACTGATGCTCAACCATGGAACAGCAACTTGACCAACCTGGCTGCTATGTCGACGTTTGGTATTCTGTCTCGTACCGGTGCCAATACATTCACGACTCGCACGATCGTTGGTACTGACAAACAAGTGATCCTGTCAATTGGTGATGGTACAACAGGTAACCCAACCATCGGGCTGGCATCTGACGCAGTTCTGCCTGGTAATCAAGCAGTAACGATCCCAGCAGGTACAACAGAACAAGCTCCAACTGCTACATTCGGTCAACTACGTTATGATAGCACAAATGGCATGATGCGAATGTCTGAACAGTCGTCATGGCGTAATGTTGGTACTCTGCGTACACTGACGTTCATTGCACCTGCATTGGGTTTCACCGTTACGCAAACCAACCCAACAACCGACTCTGCAAACATCACGTTCGCGCTGAATGGTGAATTGGCTGGTCTGCAAGGTATGTCCACTTTCGGTCTGTCAGCACGCACCAATACTGGCACGTGGACGACTCGTTCGCTGCAAGGTAACGCGGGCCGTATCGTTATCACTAACGGTTCTGGCGTAACTGGCGATCCAACACTTGATCTGGCATCCAATATTGTTACAACAGGTACCTACCGTTCTGTGACTGTGGATACATACGGTCGTGTTACATCTGGTACCAACCCAACCACACTGTCTGGTTACGGTATTACTGATGCTCAGCCTCTGAACACCAACCTGACCAACGTATCTGCATACAACACTAACGGCTTCGTTGTGCAAAATGCTACCGGTTCGTTCGTCGGTCGTTCGTGGTCGGTAAATGCAAACAGCACTGCAAATCTGGCAATCGCAAACGGCGACGGCGTTGGCGGTAACCCATCAATCGCCCTGGCTGGTGACATTCTTGCAATCTCCCAACTGAACGCTGTTGGTTTTGCTGTACGTACTGGTGCTCAAACATGGATCCAACGTCAGTTGACTGGCGCTGCTAACCGCATCTCCGTAACAAATGCAACTGGTGTTGCTTCTGACCCAGTAATCAATATCTCGGCTTCGTATGTTGGTCAAACATCTATCACCACCGTTGGTACTATCAACTCTGGTACATGGAACGGCACGACAGTAGCTCCACAATACGGTGGTACTGGTCTGAATACGCTGGGTGGTAGCAATACCCTGTTCGGTATCAACTCTGCTGGTTCTGCTGGTGAATACAAGACAATCAATGGTACGGCTAACCAAATCATCGTTGCTCATGCTGCTGGTACGATTTCTCTGTCTACGCCACAAGATATCGGAACATCATCCAACGTTCAGTTCAACCGCGTAACTGCTAAGCAATCTGTGACGACCGTTCAAACCCTGACAGATGGCGCAACTGTAACCATCGATCTGGCAAACGGTCTACATGCAACGCTGATTGGTGGTGCAACCGGTGGTGCTTCTCGCCAACTGGCTAACCCATCTAACATGGTTGCTGGCGTTGAAGTGTTGATCAAGTATCAGCCAGATGCAACCAACCGTGAACTGACATTCGGTACTGCATACAAGTTCGAAAACGGTACTGCACCAACGTTCGCTGCACAAACAGCTAACAAGGTCAACATCCTGAAGTTCTGGTGCGACGGTACATACATGTACGAAATCAGCCGCTCACTGAACATGTAATGTGTTCTTGACATAGAAAAAGGCAGCTTCGGCTGCCTTTTTTATTGCACGTGCTGATAAATACATCCATTGTAGAGTAAAGGATAAATTCATGTTGCTACACTTCCGTCAAGGTATCGTCGAGGCTCAAATCCCGGTGTTTTTCCGGGTTACGTATCCGTCCGTCGATCTCATTGTGACCGACACTAACACCACAGTAGCATTTGCGGCAGGGTCAAAAGACTATCTGTACACCGAGCAAGCATCGGTGGCAAACGCTTGGGGTCCACTACACCTTGGTATTGACCAATGGCTGTATTGGGATCTCGATAACCGCACCGGATACCGTACATTTGGTATCACAATTGTTGAACCAATTGTAGCGCCAACGATGCCTTCGTCTCCGCTGATGGATCAACATTGGTATGACACGACTGCCAATGAAATGAAAGTATGGACCGGCAATGTGTGGTCAAAGAAGATCCGCACGTTTGCATGCAAGCTAGCACAAGGTCGCGTACCTGTGAGCATGAGTGCAAACTCACCATCGTTCATTGGTACACAAGTTGGTAACACGTCGGACACATATGCCGGCCACATCTTGTATGATGCTACAACCAACAATGCAATTAAGAACGCAAATGGTCAGTTTGTAACCACAGAAGATAAGCTGTCAACCAAGACAATATCGTTGTCGCAAGTTAAGGTGGCAAGTATAATCGTCGAAGGTGAAGCGCAGCAAAATATGGCTGCGCATACTATTGTCGTGTTCTCGGAATTCGGCAAAATTGTTCACGCGGATCAGTTTGTCGCTGAACAACCAATACAATTCGGCATCATCGAATCCAGCGCAATTGTCGGCCAGACAGTCAATGTTGTAACATCTGGCATGGTGACATCACAAGCATTTGATTTCTCGGCACTTGGTGTAAATGCGCTGCTATATTGCTCCGCAACTGGTCAGTTGGTATCGACCCCTGTCGTGCCAAACCAAACCCCTGTTGCTGTCGTTGTTGACCGTAAAACCATTCAGTTGGGTGTTGCGTTGGCATCCAGCACAGATACCATTCCAGTAATCAACCTAGCCACCGATACCGTGTATGGTATCTCTCGGTTAAGTGTTCCTGCCGAAGACGCCGAAGATCCAATTATCGTGGGCGACAATGATCCACGCTTTGACAGCTACGTTCGTAAGACTGGCGATACGATGACTGGCCCATTGTATCTGTACGGAGGCCCAACACAAGACCTACATGCCGCAACGAAAAAGTATGTCGATGATTCTCGGACGCCTGCGGCCGGTAATCAATACGAAGTGCAATACAACATTGGCGGCCAGTTCGCGGCGTCAAATAGCTTGCGGCTCAATCTACCAGACGAAAACTACAATACGATGTCACTAAACGTTGGTAGTGCCGATCACATATCTGCGACTATCACAACATCCACCCGGGCTGGGAATCTGCAAATTGAAGCAGGTGGTCGACAAGATAGTCAGCCAGGTTCGGCAGTACTGCAAGGTGGAGCACTATACACCACCACATCACCAGCCGGTGGCCCCGGTACGATATTTGGTGGTCATGCGATGGTCACAGGCGGTCCTGCGAGCGGTGAATTTGGTCACGCTGGTGATGCGTGGATGCAAGGTGGAACAGGAGACTGGATTAACGGACGATCGTTGATATTCGGTGGCACGAACTACAATACGGAACTGGGTCGAAGCACAGCAAACGGTGGCAATGTACAAATCGCAGGTGGGGCAGCTCAAGGCGTCACCAGTACCCACGACGGTGGTGGTGTTTCAATATCTGGTGGACGTGCGGAAGGCTCTGGAACGCCAGGCACTGTTCAGATTTTCACCGACGAGACATCACGAATCGCGTACGATCCAACAGGTGCGTGGCTACTAGGTCCAACAATGAATCCCGGCACTACCGGGCAAGTGCTAACATCCAATGGCGTAGGCGAAGCGCCCACATGGAATACTGTATCTGGCGGAGGTGGGTTGAGTGACCGAATCGTTGATGGTATTGTGATGCAGCGGGTAGTCGATACTGAAGACGGAAACGGCACAAACACATTAACAATCGGGCCAGCAATGGTGGTGGAATCAACAAAGAATGTAACAACATTCTTTGATACATCAGTACCAGCATGGGTCAACGTATACACACCCAACAGTGCGTCGGAGAGTGGCGTTTCTGCTTCTGTCGTGCGCGTGTCGGATGGCACGATAACGATCGGTCAGACATGGACAGGATCAGCTCAGCCATTGGTCGTTCGTCACGATGATTCTGGTACTGTAATGTGGGCTACGACGCTGAATAACGTAGATGGTGTAAATGGTCAAGCAACCGGCGAAGGACAAACAATATCATACGACGCATCTAACGATCGTGTTGTATGTACGGTTACATATCCAGATTCGGATCCAACAGCGATTGGATTATTTGTGATAGAAGCGACGACTGGTGTTGTCAATAGTGCTGCAGTGATAGACTCATGCATTACAGCAGTAACACAAGCTTTTACGGATGGTGGATCCACTATCACTGTGTGTGGTGTTAGCACCACTAGCACGGCCGTAGTTGCTCGCATCGACCAGTATACTGGCGCTGTGTACACAATCACCAATATCCAAATGCCCAGTACTGGGCATTCTAGAGCATATGCTTCCGGAATGGCATATGACTATGACGCAGGAGACGCGTCGTTATATGTTGTCGGTAGCTGGGTGGCGGACACGAATGATGGGGCGTTCGTAGCAAAGCTCGACATTGGACTCAACTTAGTGTGGATCAAGAAAGTTAACAATACGCTCCAGTCTGTTGTTTATAGTTTTGATGCGGTCCGGGTCATTAGCGGAATTATTCATGTTATCGGAACGTACCAGGACACATCTGGTGCAAATATCGAGAAGGGGCTATGCGTTCTCGGCATCAATGCACAAACGCAATCGATTGCGTTTGATCGCCGATACAAGATACCAGATACAATGTCAAATGGTACTTTTTATCTAGCCACAACTGCGATAGACATGACGGATCTAACATCCATGTACATTGCATATGTCGCTAGTGATGATACTATCGGTGGAAGTTTGGTGTGGGGGTTGATTAAGACTGAAGTTCCATCTGGTAATGTAATATGGGCAGCAACAACCCGACCTCGTGGAACATATGTTGATCTAGGTTTTGGATGGGAATATGCAATGGGTAGCATCAGTATCAATCAACACACGCTTGCGATGACCGGCTGGTACAAAACCAGCAGTGACGGGCACTGAAGCTTAAAGGAAATAACAAAAATGCCAACATTTGCAGATCGCACTCAAATTCTCACGTTCAGTATACCTGATGATGGTGTACTGTTATCCAATGACTTAGTACCACTGATGGTGTCATCGTCGACCGCAATCAGTGTAACAGCCGGTAATATCGTTTTACATGATGTTCCTGATCCGGTTGTGCAACACAATAGCGGCAATGTGCAGTTCATGTCATACACACCCGTTGCAATCAACATCGATCAACAGGTTGAAACCGCAGTTGGTCATGAACCCGGATACCTAGTGGATGTGCAAGGCACCACATCCACTAAACAAATCAAACTAAAAGATAATCTCGGCAACGTGGGGGATCTCATCGTTAAGACTGCATCGGGTCCAGAATGGACCCCGGAGTATTATTCAACGATATACAACCTAGAATATGCTAATCCAATTGCCGGCACTGAGGATGCTGGTGGTAATTTTGCTGTCATGCTCGACCCACGCAATGGGTTTACCCAATACCTGGAGTTGTTAGGTGGTAATAGTGGTATAGCCAATCGCATAATGTTACCGACTGGACTACCAACAGGGCGTCGGTGGGCTGTTCGATTTGAGTTGCGTGATCCGAATGGGTACTTCCACTGGAGGGTAATCGACCCATCCAGCACCGCAGCAGTAGATTGGTTGCAGGATGCGAATAACCTAGCTAATCCAAATCTAATTATCGACCTGTATGAGTTCTATACCCGAGATGGCGGTGATACCTGGGTTGCGTATAAGTACCATGGTGGATCATTTGATTAATGAACTGGAGGCTTAGAAATAGGCCTCTTTTTCATTTTCCCTCATAAATAAAGATATCGAGCAATCGATGGCAGAGAGGCTGCCTTAGTTGAATAGTTCAATCCTCTTGACTTTTCTTAGAAGAGAACGTAGACTTGAATGATGTGTTCTGCAATTAAGTTCACTGAGAGAAGTAACAAAAACAATTAGACGACTACAAGAAGGAAATAAAAATGTCAAAGCATACTCTCGACTCGCTCAAAGCAGCATTTGGTGGTGATAACAAAGAAGGCGGCAATCGCGAAAACTTCACCAACAACTATTACCCTTTCTGGAACATGAAGACCGGCCAAAAAGCTGTTATTCGATTCCTCCCAGATAAGGATGGCACAAATCCCCGCGGTTTCCTGGTTGAAAAAGTATTCCACAATCTGACCATCAATGGCCAGAAGAAGACTGTTCCATGCCTCAGCATGTACGGTGAGGAATGCCCAATTTGTAAGGTCTCGCAAGAGTACTACAAAGCCAAGGACGAAGTAAACGGCAAGAAGTACTGGCGCAAAAAGCAATACATTGCGCAAGCACTGGTCGTTGAAGATCCGCTGCCAGCCGATCAAGAATCTGGCAACACCCACACTGGACAAGTTCGTTACTTTGCCCTGGGTTACCAAATCTACAACATTATCAAGGAAGCATTCGCATCCGAAGATGACCCACTCGAAGCAGTTCCATACGACTTCCACGACGGTTACGACTTCATTATCAAGAAGTCTGAAAAGGGCGGTTACGCTGACTACTCTGTAGGCACCAAGTTCCTGTCCAAGCAACGTGGTCTGGATGAAGAAGAATTGGTTTCTGTCGAAGAAGGTATGACCGAACTGGCATCCCTCCTGCCGAAGAACCCTGGTTTCGAAAAGGTTCAAGCCATGCTCAACGCTGACCTGACTGGTGAAGATTACCAAGACGGTAAGGCTAAGAGCGGTGGCAGTGATGAAGATTTTGTCCCAGCAAAGCCAAAGGCTTCCAAGCCTGCAGCCGAGGACGATCTGCCGTTCACCCCATCCAAGCCGACTACTACAGCAGCACCAGCCGCATCCGCCTCTGATGGCGATGCAGATGTCGATGACATGCTGGCAGCCATTCGCGCACGTCGCGCAGCTGGTAAGTAATCAGCAGCGTTAAACACAGAGGGCTCCGGCCCTCTGTTTAACTTTGGGAGAACCATATGTCAAAGAACTTCACTTTTCTAAAAGAGTTCGAAAAGGACCTAGAAAAGATGGATGGTATCGGCACCTCGTCGGCACCTCCACGTTATTGGTATTCTACCGGTAACTTCGTACTGAACAAAATCATTTCCGGTTCGTTCAGCAAAGGCATCCCACAAGGCCGAATTACTGACCTTGCAGGACCATCTGGATCGGGAAAGAGCTTCATCTCTGCCAATTTGGTAGCAGCAGCTCAAAAAGAAGGGGCATATTGCCTCGTAATCGATAGCGAAAATGCTCTCGATGACAGCTTCATGGAAGCAATCGGTGTCAACGTCAATGAGAACTACAAGTACATTGGTGTGACGACGATTCCAGAAGTCGCTCGTATCGTTTCTGCATTCCTCAAGGGATACAAGGATGAAAACGGCGAAGGTGAGGATGCACCACAAGTGCTGATTCTGATCGATTCGCTGGACATGTTGATGACCGAAACCGAAGTCGAACACTTCGATAAGGGCGTTACCAAGGGTGACCAAGGCCAGAAGAACAAACAACTCAAAGCCATGCTTCGCTCGTTCGTTCAGGCGATCAAGCACCTGAATGTGTCGATGATTTGTACATCGCAAGTGTACAAGAACCAAGACATCCTCAACGGTGAAGGTGTTTGGATTGTTTCTGATGCTGTCAAATACGCAGCCTCCCAGATCATTTTGATCCAAAAGCGCAAGCTCAAGGACGAATCGAAGGGTGCTAAGGTTGGTGACTTTGCTGGGGTTCGTATGATCTGTGAAGGTTATAAGACCCGATTCACCAAACCGTTCCAAAAGGTCGAAATCGAGGTGCCGTATGAAACTGGCATGGATCCATACTCTGGATTCCTCGAGGTCGCCAAGAAGGTTGGAGTTATCGAACAGAAGGGCAGTCGTTACTGCATTGCTGGCGAGGACGAAACATGGTACGGTAAGGACGTCGAGAAGTATGCTGACAGGATTGTCACAAAGATGGATGAGCAAGATGCCATCTTCTTGGATTCGGATAGTGAAATCGATACTACTGATGAAGGTAGCGCGAAGTCACGACGAAAAGCCAAATACGACGAGATGACTGGTTCATCTGATCCACAGTAAAAAAGCCCGCTTCGGCGGGCTTTTTTGTTGATTGCTGTTGAAGAATCATGTATAGTGATAGAAATAACGGGAGGAATAGATGAAACCACGTACCCCACAAGAACTGATGCAAGAGAACTGCATCGTTAAACACTATGCAGGATCACACGCTTATGGCACGAATATCGCATCATCTGATGTTGATTTTCGTGGTATCTTCGTTGCTGATCCTATCAACCTTCGCACACCCTTCTATCCAATCAAGGAAGTCGAGGATTCAAGCGAAGAAGATACCAAATTCTACGAACTAGCTCAATTCATGAAGCTGGCGCTCGACTGCAACCCAAATGTCGTTGAAACCTTATGGGTTGATCAACAAGACGTTGTGTTCAGCACACCAGCATACGAGATCCTTCGAGCTGCTGCACCAAAGTTGCTTTCATCGAAGATCGCGTTCACGACGAGTGGATATGCGTTGTCCCAACTCAAACGAATCAAGGGACACAATAAGTGGATCAACCAAGGCGACAAAGGAATACAAAAACTACGAGCATTGTATCGTGATGGCAAGATCGACAAAGATTGGCTCGAACAGAATTTCAACGAAAGTGTAATCTTCCAAGTGACTAAATAGTCAACAGGAGGATTAACAACATGTTCTATGTATATGGACTAATCGATAGCAGTACGGGTGAGTGTTTCTACGTTGGTAAAGGGTCAACTGATCGAATGTACGTTCATGTGCAGAAAGTTAGGCGTGGTGACACAACGTCGAATCCCCATCTCGATCGAAAAATAGCTAAACTTCTACGTAGCGGCATTGAGATTGATTATGTAAAATTTCACGACAACATAGAAGATGAAATGGAAGCATATGCACTAGAAGAATCCAAAACGCATGAACTTGGAATTGAGAATTTATGCAATGCATGGCATGGTGGAAAGGGTGGACGTATCCCTTCTGATGAAACTCGCCAAAAGATTAGCCAGAACCGCAGAGGGATTCCAGTATCGGCTGAAGCCCGTGAAAAGATGCGACTCGCCAAACTGGGAACAAAAATGTCAGAAGAAACATGCGAAAAGAAACGACAGTCACTCGTTGGGAAGCCACAAACAGATGCACAAGTAGCAGCAAATGCATCCAGGAGTAATTCACTTAAAGGTCGCACGTTTTCAGACGAACACAAACAAAAGCTACGCGATGCAAAGAAAAGGAAACATAATGACCAATGCAATGAATGAATACATCAGGGATCCGGATATCGGCTTGTTAACGAAGCAAGGGCCAAAGCAGATCGATTATATCTCACTCGTGCATAACTTCACTGGTGGTAAGACATTCAAGATCGACCTCCGTGATTTTTCAGAGAATCACCGACTTGTTCCATACAGCGGAAACACTTTCGGACTGTATCGTATTGAAGGCTATTCGCCATTCAATGCCGATACCGGCGCACTAAATGCTGACTATGAAGGTGATTCGCATGCATTGGGAACTCCACTGTATCTGGTTAAGTTCAACAAAGAAATCTACCTTGCCGCGAAGGATACATGGGAGCATTACTGGACGTGGAAAAAGAACCGCAACGAAAAGCGTAGTGAACTGGAAGAGCAATTCGGTTACGATACCAAACATGCTATGCACTTGGTTCGATTGTTGCGTATGGGTGAAGAAGCTCTCACGACTGGTGTACTGAACGTGCGTCGCCCAGATGCTGAAGAGCTGCTGGCCATCCGCAATGGTGCCTGGTCGTATGAAGACTTGGTGGCATACGCTGAAGCGGTTGATGCTCGCGTTCGCACAGAGCTGTACGAAAAGTCAGTTCTACCAAAGAAGCCAGATGTACATTATGCGGCACAAATCATGATGGAGATTCAGGATTCGGTATGGAAGACGAACAAGTAGAACACATCGAACATATTCTGCGATTGTTTCAACAACGCGTAGAAACATATGATGCGCACACCGGAGAAATCATTCGAACGTTGAGTGATCCGGTGGTGCGTGTCATATGTGACATATTTGGTGTCGATGAAGATGGTATTTCGTGGGAAGAAATCGATGTATCATCTCCACTCATCGCGTTGAAGTTCAAAGTGTTGTTTGATTCAGATGAGAATATTCCTGAATTCACCAACATCATTTCACCGGCCCAACCAGATGAAAACAGCTTGGTTCGGACGATCACGATGGCGTTCCCAATCATCTATGCAGCATCCTCATATGAGGAATTCCACGAGTTCATGATGACCACAATCAACAATGCAATCAAAAAACAAAAACGACTGACGGATACGCCAGTACTAACAGTTGATCAACAACTGCAAGCATACTGGCACCGTCCAACTCGAAAGGTTGTACATTGATCAATTTAGCAGATTTCCGAGGCGATTGGGAATCTATCCGAAAGATACTTCCGGCCCTGATCGCTAAGTACGAAGACGAGATTAAAGAGGCTCCGAACCGGTTGTCTATCCGAGGCAAGACAGGACCAGAGGCACAAAAAGAACAGTGCTCCTGGCCAATTCATTATGGCTTGCTGAAAGCTGAAGTGAACAAACTACTGCGATACTTGGAAGCCAGAGAAACACAAGTGCGAGGAGAACGCACGAAGTGGTACATTGAGTCGTATCCGCGTGAGCACTCAGAGCGTGCACGAGATAAGTTGATCGACCACGAACCAGTATACGTGCAAATGCGCGAACTGTACCTCGAGGTTGAAGAACTAAAAGAAAAACTATCAGCTGTATGCGACGCATTCGATCGTCGTGGATTTGCTCTCCGTGATTGGACAGCATTGAAAGTACACGAAATCACAGATCTGACCATTTAATGAAACAAGCCACAATAAGAATATTAGACGAAGTATCAGTGTTTATTCATGGGTTAGAAGATGTTCACAACGAGCACTTCTACAACAAGTACGGTGTATTTGCTCCCAACTACTTCTTCAATCCGAAGTTCAAACTAGGTCGGTGGGACGGAAAGATCCGATACTACCAGAAAACCGGTCGAACATTCCTGTATCTGCTGGATGAGATCCTTCCGCAGATTGCGAAGCTTGGTTACAAAATCAAGCTGGATGACCAACGTTCGGGTAACTATGCTTCACCAGAATTGATCGATGTTAATGTGTTCTCTCACATTAACCACTTGGATACTGGCAAACCGATTGTTCTGCGAGACGACCAAGTCACTGCAGTCAACTCGTTGATTCAAGACGGGAATGGTTTGTGTATCGCCGCAACTGGTGCAGGCAAAACGTTCATGTGTGCAGCTCTAGTTCAAGCATACGACCTGAAGGGCATCCGCTCACTCACTATCGTTCCTGACCAAACTCTGATCAAGCAAACGAAGCGCGACTACGTTAACTGTGGTTTGGACACTGGTGAGTACAGCGGCACAGAGAAGACACTGGAGCATGCCCACGTGGTATCCACGTGGCAAGCACTTAAAAACAATCCAAAGGTTGTTGAGTTGTTCCAGATGGTTATCGTCGACGAATGTCACGGCCTTCGTGGTAACGTACTGCAGAGCATTCTGGTAGATCATTGTGCCAAAGTCCCATATCGTTTCGGTTTTACAGGTACACTACCAAAAGAACAATCCGATCGACTTGCTGTATTCGTCGCGGTTGGTTCAGTAAAGCACAACATTTGTGCACGTGAACTCATCGACATGGGTCAACTAGCCAACTTACACATCGACGTCATTCAGCTGGAAGAAGACCTGCAGAAGCAATACAAAGAGTTCTGCAGTGAGGTCAATTTCGGTAAGCCACCGACATATGCCCAGTTTAAGGACGGATATTTCCCTGATTTCTCAGCTGAAAAGTCGTATTTGCACCGAAATAACGACCGAATTGCGTGGATTGCTGCGTATATTGAAGCCAAACGCAACAACAAGAAGGGCAACGTGCTGTGCTTGGTTGACAACATCTCATTCGGCCGCCAGTTGGTTCAGTACATCCCGAACGCCATCTTTGTGAACGGACAAGACGTTAAGAAGGCAGAAGACCGTCAGGCTGTGTACGACATGTTCAAGGACCAGGATGATCTAGTTGTGATCGCTACGGTTCACATTGCTGGTACTGGTCTGAGCATCCGACGTATTTTCAACTTGGTGCTCGTTGATGTGGGTAAGTCTTTCATCCGTGTGATTCAGGCTATTGGTCGGGGTCTGCGGATGGCCGATGATAAGGACAGCGTTAACATATCCGATATCTGTTCGGACTTGAAATACGGCAAGAAACACCTGAAACAACGTATTGATTACTACAACGAAGCTCAGTATCCATACAAGAAGCACAAGGTAGACTACCACAACCTGATGCGCTCGCCGATTGACGACGCTGACGAATAACTGTAGAATGGAAACATTATGTTAATTTTTGACGAACACAACCATCCAATAATCTTGGAAAGCATCCATGGTCCGACATTGTCGGAACATATGTGGGTGCTTGACCTAAGCGCGATGGACTACACACTAGCTCCTTTGCAGATGCTAGAAGAAATTGTGTGTCCATCGATTCAGCTTCGTGTAAACGGGTTTGAATTCATCCTACCAGCCAACTGGAACATCTTAGTGTACGATCGTGAAACCGCTCAGCTTGATGTCGTTGAGTTGTCGGAGGCTGCAGGCCGGGAATTCACCGCTTTGGTGTATGGACCAACAACTTCTCGACCAACACCGGCGATTGTAACTGTGACCAACTATTTTATCGAATACAAAAATGTTGGCCCATCACTCAACAAGCACCAAATGCTGTGCCATCCAATTGGTCCAGATGAGTGGATATCGGTTTCTCCGTCTGATACGTACAATAAATATCTAAAAGACAACATTGTCGGTGACCTGATAGGATATTAATATGGCAAATGATACAAAAATCACAGTAAAAGAATTCAGAATGTGGCTCCAGGGCGTTGAAGAAATGCAAGACCCTGCCTGGGTTCCCAACCCAACACAATGGGCTCGCATTCGCGAAAAGATCAACACGATCACTGAGGAGCAGGAAGTAGTGCATGTCGCTCCTGTGCAGCAATATCAACAACCAGTGATTCCACCGTCGGTCAACTACCCAGTTCCACCAACAGGCGTACCACTGGGAAACGACGTACCGGGGATTCCAGTGGGCCCGTCCAGCTTCCAACAACGGCCGTGGGTCCCTCCGGCGCCCCCAGCAGGTGGTCTGTTTGCTACACCCGAGGCGCCAAACATGCCAGTTCGCACACCAAATATCGACACAACAGATGGAACATACCAAAGCTCGTTTGCGTAGTACGCACCTCAAAGACAGAACCTTGTGGTTTGACGGAGAATCATCATTCGACCCAACACAACTCGAATCGTTAGTACGACGATTCAATGTGCAAAACGTAGACTACGAGACCACTGAAGTAAAAGAGTACAACCGTCGAGTATCCAAAGCTGATGCGATTAAGGTAAAGACAGAATGCAACCCAATCTCCAAGGATTGGGTTCTTCCTTTGGAATATCGAAAATTAAACGTAGTGAACTATGTGTTTGATAAGCACTACGAGCAGTTCAAGAAAGACCCGCATCTAGCGGAGCGCGAACGTAGGTTGTCTGTAGAACTGGTGCGATATGAGCGATTCGGATTTATTGATGTGTTACGGACCATCATTTTCATCATAAATAAACTAACAGACCGCAATGTAGTGTGGGGTGTTGGGAGAGGCAGCAGTGTTTCATCGTATGTTTTGTACGTCATCGGCGTGCATGACGTGGATAGCTTTGCCTACGATCTCGACATTGATGATTTTTTACATTGAGATTATAGGAGAGACATCATATGTCTAAAGGCGTAAAAAGTGCACGTGGACAGGTTGTTGATTTCGATCTACTCAAGATCAAACAACAAATTGCATCCGCACCAAAACCAACACAAGTTCAAGTACGAGAGGATTTCATCGACCAAAAGTTCAAGCGTCGATTGAAGCGTCTCAACACCGAAGCCGCCGCAGCTGCAGTGGCTAACCAGTCAGCCGCCGATGTTGATTTGCTTCCGGAAGAAGCAGACCAAGATCAGGACGAAGAATAAAAACACTTATACACCAGAGGACATAATGAAGATTCAAGCACTCAAGAAGAGTTTAGTATTTCGTTTCAACGACGCTGTCACATCCAAGGGCGAATTCAATAACGGTACTACCGCGGGTGGTATCATCCTACAGTCATCATTTGATGATAGCGCAAAGCAACCTCGGTGGGTTACTGTCGTATCCAGTGGCGGCGACAACGATCCTACAATCTTCAAAGAAGGGCGCGTAGTACTTCTGCCAGCTCTCCGTTGGACTGAAGCATCGAAGTTCGAGGGCGAAAAGATTTGGAAATCCGACTCCACCCAAGTAGTTGCGTATCAGAGTGGAGAAAAACTCATCCCACATGACAACTACGTAATATTCATTCAAAAATCTCAACAAGTATCACAAAGTGCGTCCGGCCTTCTGGTTGTCGTTGGTAGTTCCGACGATACCCCGTCTGGTACCGTTGTGTCCGCTGGCGAAAATGCTGCAACCGAATTGACTCCAGGTGCTACCATTTACTACAATGCGACTAACTTCACAGACACGTTCGAATTTAACGGAATCAAGCACGCATTCATCAAAGATGATGAAATCCTGGCATACGAGCCGGCGTAACGGATAACAACATGGCATTCATTATTGTATTAATCATCGCGGCGACTGCTATTGCTGGTGCTGCCGCGTTCTTTAGTGTGTATGGTCTAGCGTTCACGTTTAGTGGTACGTTCTGGTCCGTCGTGGTAATGGGAGCTTCTCTGGAACTGGGTAAGTTGGTAGCAGCATCCTACTTGTATCGGTACTGGGAGAAGACGCACCTAGCCCTTAAATGGTACTTGATGTTTGGTATCGCAGCATTGATGATCCTAACATCAACAGGCATCTTTGGATATTTGTCATCAGGATACCAAACAGATGTTCTTCCACTTAAGCAGGCGGAGGAACAAGTTAAGGTGTTGGATGAAGAGAAAGCCCGACTGATTGCTCGTAAAACACAAATTGACACGCAAATTGCTCAGTTGCCACAAAACTCCGTTCGTGGTAGAACCCAGTTGATTAAGGGGTTCAAGGAAGAGCAAGCAACGGTAACTACCCGCATCAGTGAGTTGGATAAGGAAATCCTAGCCAACAAGACTAAACTGATCCAGACGCAAGCACACATCGGGCCGATCACGTATATTGCAACTGCGTTTGGGTTGGATTCGGATAATGCAACGAAATATCTGATCTACTTGATCATTTTTGCATTCGATCCAATGGCTGTAGCATTGACGCTAGCAGTCAACACTGCACTCAAACTCCGACGCGAAGAACAGGAGGAGGATGAGCGGTTAGGTCATGAAGAACGCATGCGTAGAATGCAACTCGAACATGAGGAACGGCTACTGGCTGAGAAGTTTTCTCATGAGGAAGCTCCTGTGGTCGCATCAGTTGTTGTGGATCCGCCAGCTCCCGAACCAACAATCGATGATGTATTCATATCTGGCGAAGTGGCGGAAGCGCCGGTAGTTGTCGACGAACCTACACCAATCGATGATGTTGGCGAAGTCTTTGTTCCACACGACGATCGTCCTGACTTTGAGCTAGTGGCTCCTGAGCCAGTCGATGAAGAACCTGCTGTTGAAGATGTTGAACCAGAGGTTGATCATTCAAATCAACTGGCAATTGACTTCGACGCACCTGCCGTTCCTGAAGTAACGGAAGAAGCCCCATCGGCGACGCCTCCGGTAGTAAATCTGCCACCGCCACAACAACGCCACTATCGTCCATATTCTGGTCTATGGAACGGGGACACTGCAGACATCGATCTCAAGTTAACGGAGCTGGTATCTCACTATAATTGGCTCAAGCAACGTCGAGGTGCAGGAGAAGAACTGTCGCGAGACGAGCTGTGGGAATTCCAAGCCATTGAAGACGTTTTGAAGAAACACGGATACAACATCTACCTGTAATACGGGTCGAGGTCGATACTTCTCAATAAATACCTCCCTAGTGGAGGTATTTTTATGTCTATAATTTACAAGATCACCAACGTACAAACAGGAAAAATGTACGTTGGACAAACTAAAAAATTGCTGAACGAACGATTTGAATCCCATGTAGCAGCTGCTCGGACATGCGACACATACCTATATCGTGCGTTTGCGAAATATGGAATTAGTAATTTTTCTATCGAAGTAATAGAGTGCGTGTCAGATGATGAATTGGACGCACGTGAGCAGCATTGGATCGACGCACTCAACACATTAGCTCCTTTTGGATATAACATGACGATTGGTGGGACGGGTGGGGATACCAGCACCACGCCGCAGTATATTATGGGAATGAATAACCGCAGAAGCTATGCAGGTGATGGAAATCCAAATTACGGCAAGCGAGGAGAACAGTCACCAAACTTCGGAGCTCGCCGCACAGATGAACAACTGGCAAATCTGAAAACAGGGGCGTTGAATTCATGGAATCAAGCTGATGACAGAAGGCAATCTGCCAGCCGCCGAGTATCTGGACAAAATAACCCAATGTTTGGAAGAACACCACCCAACGCTAAATCAGTTGATTTTAACGGCAAAATATACGATAGTCTATCCGATGCGGTAAGATCGACCGGTAGGTCGGCACAATACATTAAAAAACACGGAAAGGTGTTAAATGAACAAGAAAAATAACTTATGGTGTGAAAGATACCGGCCCACTACGATCGACGACTATGTGTTTCATGACGAAACGCTAAAAGCGGCGGTCCACCAGATGATTGCCGACAAGCGCATCCCGCAACTCCTATTCTCTGGCGTGCAGGGTAGCGGCAAAACCACACTCGCACAAATCCTCATCGAATCAATGGGGTTAGACGTCACCGACGTCTTGACAATCAATGCGTCAGATGAACGCGGCATTGATGTGTTTCGTGAAGACATCAAGAGCTTTTGTAGTGCTGCATCGATGGGTGAATTTAAGATTGTTCACCTCGAAGAAGCTGATGCACTAACGCCACAAGCCCAGCGCGCATTGAAGAGCTTCATGGAAGAAGTATCGGAATATGTCAGATTCATACTCACGTGCAACCAAGTCAATAAAATTATTCCACCAATCCGATCTCGCTGCCAAGAATACTTCTTCAAAGCATCAGACGCAAATGACGTAGCTGAATACTTGGTTACCATTCTAGCATCTGAGAAGGTGAAGTTTGATTTGGATACGGTAGATCAGTACATTGAAATTGCTCATCCAGATGTACGCAAGATAGTCAACCTAATGCAGCAGAACACCATTGGTGGCGTACTTCAGCCACCCAAGTCAACAGCTGCTCTCGGTGATTATCAATTCAAACTGATGGAATACCTCGAGTCTGGTGATTGGCCAGCTGCTCGTAAGCTGGTGTGCACTACTGTACCTGCTGAAGACATGGAACAGATTTTCCGATTCATGTATGAGAACATTCACAAGTCACCAAAGTACACAAAACAAGATAAGTGGGAAGAAGCAATCATAACGATCGCTGACCACTTATACAAACACACGCTCGTTGCTGATCCAGAAATCAACATTGCAGCTATGTTTATTAAGCTAAGCCAATAAGGAGAATAACATGGCTCGTCGCAAGAAACCAGAAAACGAAACAGCTGAACAAACACACGCTCGCCGAACACTCGAATCAATCGCCGACAATGCAACCCGAAGCGAGAAGGTATCGTGGGATCGTAAAATGGACAATATGGTTACACTATTGTCCAAACTCAAACCTATCGAAGAAGGTATTCTGGATCTGATGGCCCAGAAGCAACCGATCATCGATGACATTACGGCACTTCGTCGTGAGATGGTGAAGGACTGTGTGCATCCATTTACACACCTCGTGTTTCAGCAAGATGGCACCGTCCAATGTAAGTTCTGCATGAAGAACTTTCAGGTGCTAGGCAATGGCAAGTAATACCGACAAACTCGACATTTTCCGTACGATGAAGGCCGCGGATTCGAAAAATCCGCAGTTTTACGACAAGCTGACAGAAGATGAAGTGAAGCAACTCCAACCGTTCTTGGTGATGCGTTGGATGACGGGGACCTCTTCTCCCCGCCAGGTGTACTTCATGAACGAATTCGTCAACCCTTACGTATTTTCGCTAACGAATCACAAACGGTTGCTTTGGCAATTACTAACGGTTGCTTCCGACGGAAAAAGCCGCAAATATGAATGGATTAAAGCGCCCGGGAGAGTAACATCAAGCAAGCCGGTGTCGGTGGATGTTATTCGTCAACACTATGGTTACAGCATCAAGCACGCAAACGATGCTCTGCCCTGTTTGACAGTTGATGACGTTGTTGAGATGGCTATCGATCTTGGCAGACAGCCAGAAGATATCCAAAAGATCAATAAAGAATGGAAACCTAAAAAATGAACCACGATTTGCTTGCATATATCAAGCTGTTGTCGCTACGTGATGAAAAAACACTATCACAAAAAGCACTCAAAGCAGGTGAAGAATTTGGTGAACTCGCCAAAGTTGTGCTTCCGTATGACAACGCATACGCGACCACGCATCGATTTGCTATTACTGACAAAATTCTGGAAGAGTGCGTCGACTTAACGTTGTGTGCATTGTCTGTAGCATATCACCTAGGATACACAGACGATGACATCGAATCGATGATGCACACAAAAGCAAACAAGTGGGCTTCACTGCAATGCAAATCGCAGATTGAATATCCACTACCGTACGAGATTCACGTTACTGTATCCACCCCTGCACCACATGTCGTATTCGACATTGATCGGTTCAAAATCGATTGCGGTGAGATTGGCGTGAAAGCTGTCGTGTTAGATTTACAAAATCGTGGTGGTCAATTTGTCATGCATGACTACATGACATCATCGAAGCACCACGGAAACAACCGAAGTGCATATGAAGAAGCCATGCGCATCCAACGGTTGTTGGTGGCAAAGGGGTTCGATGTCACACGCGTTAAGGTGGAGACTGTGCCTTGGCATCCGATGGCTCCCCGCAATGAGAACGAAGAAATGCCTGGTTGTAGTCACTTCGAATCTCACATACCCGTACACATCCTCGAAATCGATATCCCACTGCTTAGCAATATCTGCACTGAGTTGGGCCTTCATTTATCACAAAATGTGTTTAAACGACTCCCATCTGGCATGGTTGTGATCATGACAACGTACCGGTCAAGGAGTCATACATCGACAACATTTCAGGACAAAATCGATTATATCCAGCAAGAATTGCAGCGCGCCGGTTTTACCATCGGGAAATCTGTTGTAGAATTCTGCGTTTACGATACAAAAAACGGTCATGATACGAAATGGCTGACTAGCAACTAAGGGAATACTGTGGATCTGAATTCAATCATGCCAATGCGACGCGAGACGGTTCAAGCTCGCTTCACATGCAAATATTGTCATCGCACGTTCGTTAGCGAGGATAAGTATTTGGCCCATGAGTGTAAACAGATGAAGCGGGACGCCGAGCTCAAGTCGCCCCAAGGGCAAGCTGCCTGGGGATACTACCAAATGTGGATGCGTCAACTAAAGCGATTGCCACCGCCAGCTCAATCATTCGTCACATCCAAGTATTTTCGTACGTTCATGAACTTCACCAAGTTTGTGAAGGATGTCGATCTACCAATGCCCGATAAGTTCATCTGGTATATGGTTCAGAAAACATTCTCTCCAACCATGTGGATGTCGGACGAAGTGTATTCGATGTACCTGGAATTCTTGGATCGAAAGATTCCACCACTTGAACAAGTTAAGCTATCCGTGAACACGTTACTTAGCTACTCTGACCGCCGCAACTTCGATGTGTCTGAGTTCTTCGATCACGTTGAAGCGTATGAAGTAATGCACATGATTCGTGTGCGGAAGCTATCTCCATGGTTGCTACTAACCAGTACCAAATTTAAGAACTTCTTCGTCAATAGAGCTAATGATGAGCAGCGAATGATTATCGAATCGCTCATTCGGCCATCATATTGGGCAGATAAGTTCGACGAAAACCCGGAAGTGTTAGTGCAAGTGAAGCAAATTGTAGCGGAGCTGGGTATCTAATAAGTTGTCGCATCAATGCGGTGATGTTCATAAATACAATAAACATCACCGCATAAAGGAATTCACGATGTCAACTTACGATATTACTCTAACCGACCCACTGAAGAGTGGCTTTACAATTCAGCCAGGCGCCTTTGATGGTCCTGGTGGCTCGCGTTCGAATACAACTCTTCGTTTATATGGCCGAGGCGCACTGGAGTGGGGTGAAGCAGTCGACGAAAACCTCGTTCGTCTAGCCGAAACATTTGCTGGCGCTACCGCCCCATTGAATCCGCTACCAGGACAGTTGTGGATGCGTGTTCGTTACTATTGGCACGATACATCTGCTACTGCCACCACAGGTTGGTGGTTCTACAACCCAGCAATCAATGCAGCGACTAATCTGCCGACTGGCTGGCAACGACTGAATTCCACTGGGACCATATCAAGTGTGGCTGCCACGAACCCAACCATTGGCAGTTACTATTTCGATGCTACAACCAGCATATTGTATCGCTGGGATGCTGCATACAAACAAGCCGCAGCTGCATGGATGCCTCGCGCGTTCAGTAGTTCTAATTTGGGCGGTGCAGCTCCAACAGTTCAGCCTGAGCAAGACCTACGAGTGTGGGATCGTTATTCGAACGGTGGGGCAGGCCAATGGGTGCCTCCAGTAACAACTAGTAGTTCAACAATTGCTCCCCAACAACCACAAGTCGGTGCGTTGTGGTTTGATACTGCAAATCAGACTCTGAAGTTTTGGAATGGCTCCAGTTGGGTAGTTTTGGTTGGTGGAAATGGCTCTAGTTTGACAATACCAACGCTATCACTGACTGGCGACATCAACATGCAATCGCACCGCATTACCAATTTGGTGATGTCGGTAAATGCAACACCATCCGAAGCTGCGAATAAGTCGTACGTGGATGCCACAATTAGTTCGAGTTTGGGTTCGTCTGGGTTCGCAGCCGACAATGCGGTCGTCCATAAGTCCGGTGACACAATGTCAGGTACGCTGAACATGTCGAACAATACAATTTCGAGTGTTGCTGCGCCTGTCGGTGCAAATGATGCGACTAACAAACACTATGTTGATACCACGGTATCGCAGGCTATCACTGGATTGGGTACAATTGTAGCTCCATCAACAACACCAACCATATACACATCGTTGGTGTCCAGCAACAAGGCTGGCGATATCGCAATCGTTGGTGGCAACATTTACATTGCAGTTGCAGCCAATGCTTGGCGTCAAGTCTGGCCACCACTGTACCAATAATGTGGGGGTGATACGTGTCTACATTAAATCCAGTCGCTGGTGACGTGGTAACGGCTCAGCCGTACTACTCTAGTATTAGCGATCGAATCATCAACGAAGCTATCCGGCGGGGCATTGCTGTGACCGTCCCTAGTGTAATAGTCGCAGCTACTCAACCTACAGCAGCAGCGTTTAATACTTACGTGAGTGCATTACATGCACTCAATACACAAGGCACAGGGTTCACATTCCCCAGCTACAAAGTAGCTGGGGTGTCGGTTATCACCGCAAGTGAAGCTAACATGCTATCAGTGACGCTTGCTGCGCTAGAAGCGGAAACGCTTCGATGCACATTTCCACGCGACACCAATGTGTCAGTTTCTACATATGTTGGAAACAACGGTACTGGTACAGCGGTCGTTCGCGTCAATTCAAACAATACCGTTACCATCGTTAGCGCTACACAATATAACCAATACTGCGGTAGCGGGAACCACACATTGGGTGTCGGTGATACTGGGCTATCAGCTTCACCAACTCTGACGATGTCTACTAACTCCGACGGCAAGCCAGCCGAACGCATCACATTTGCATGGAATTACCGCAAAGGGTGTGGATGTGGCAACGATCAGCGCATCACGATGACGGACGTTATCACCGCTCGTTGCCCAAGTGGTGCTGACTTTGCTACGTGGATTTCGGGATCTAGTCAGTGGGGTTGTTGAGTGACACACAACAAGATCAATTACGAAACCGACACAGAAAAATACATCCTCGATTATGACGATACGAATAATAGTCTAATTGAGTATCGGTACATTCTGACCGGCGATGGTTGGTTGCTTGCGGCATCTTGTGTGATGCCGGGCAGTGTTGATGGCAATGCTAATGTGAAGTTTACGCCAGATACTGTTGATCGGTATGTAAAACATGCAGAAATGCGAGGGTTCATTCCTGTATTTCATCATGCAGTGGGAATATTCCGCTATAAAGCCGAGTTAGATAATCGCAAACATCTTATCACGCAACAGGAATACGATGATCTGCTCATCAAATACCCAAAATTGTATGATGAGCCACTGCAGTTACCGACGGTAACCGATGGAACATCAGTTCCACTTATTTTCGCGGCGACGTCTACGTGCGACGGTGATGGTAATATCATCTCGTGCAAGATACACGTGAATTACCAAGACGTAGCTTGGTGGAACGCAAACGACGTGCCAACCACCGATATAAACACTATAGATGTAGGCGATGACATCAAGCAACTCATCCGTGAACAGTTCGGCGTGACACGCTAAATACACACATCGATAAAAAACGTAACTGGAGTGATACATGTCTGTTGATTACATCATCAATTTTTCTGGCACATTGGACGCAACGAGTAGTAAGTCGGGATTCGTCATCAAGCCGAATACTACAAACGGCCCTGCTACGCCACATTCTCTAACATTGCATAGCGGTGCAGTGTCCGCAAATACCAGCCTAGTATTGTTGGGGAAGGGTAATGTTGATTATGGTAGTACAATTGCATCCAATTTTGTGCATCTGCTGGAAAATTTTGCTGCACGTACAGAACCGACATATCCAACGACTGGGCAGCTGTGGTACGATACAGGCAACAATACGATGCGTTTGTGGAACGGTACTAGTTGGGTAGCTATCCAACCAACTGTATCCGCAACACAACCAGCGTTCGCTTCTCTAGGTGCGATGTGGTACGATTCGACGACTGGCTCCTTCCGATACTACAATGGTACTGCGTGGACTGACATGCTAAGTTCAATGGCCAACTATATGCCATTGGCTGGTGGCACCATGCAAGGTAATATTACATTTGCAACAAACGCGACGGTTACAGGTTTGCCTTTGCCTACACAGAACAGCGATGCTGCTAGCAAACAATATGTTGACGATGTGTTGGTGGCTGGACTAGCAACCAAGGCGAACGTAACGCAAGTGTGGCCTATCTCTAGTGTATCTGGACTACAATCTGCACTGAATCAGGCGTTGCCCTTGTCTGGTGGCACCATGTCCGGCGCAGTAGCGCTAGCCGCTAATTCGACGGTCGCAACTGATCCAACACTTCCGCTGCATATCGCAAATAAGCAATACGTCGACTCCATGTCAGCGTCTGTAGGTGGCGCTAGTTCACTAAGCACTTTGTCTGATGTTGCATTCGTAGGTTTGTCAGATTACAACATTATGTATTTTGACGCATCGGTATCAAAATGGAAGAATAGCGATGCTACAACGGCAGGAGTTCTGCCAACATCGCACGCCAGCGCGTCTAATGCACACACTGCAAGTTCTGTGTCATTCGCCCCACCATTTGGTGTATCTTCGACTAACTTGCAGAGTCTAGGTGTGGAGCTTGCCGTCGGTCGCGTCAATAAAAGCGGCGATGTGATGCAAGGCGATCTGTCGATGGCGAATTACTCCGTTACTGGGTTGCGCGCACCAATCGGCGCACGTGACGCTACCCCAAAGGATTACGTCGATAGTCGCGCAACCAAACAACGTAGAATTTTTTCAATTACATCAGCCACAGACCTGGATACGCCCCCATTTTATGCTAATGCGCATGACATTATGGCTTATCTCAATGGCGTTAAATTGTATGGTAGCACACCAGCACATCAAACTGTCGATTTTGGACGCAGCATTGCATCGACATCCGACTCGACCAATCTAGCATCTAACGACAATGTATACACTAGCGACATTGTCGTTACTGCAGCTATGCCAGTCATGAGTGTTACCTCATCTACTATTACTGTGCCTGGCCGTCTAACCACTATTCTGCCAGCATCAACGACAACTTCAGTAGTGCGTTCTGCTAACAATAATGGCACATATACCGTCACTAACAGCACGTACGATTCGTTGCATGATACAACCACAATTACAGTAACGCCATCATTGCCGACTGTTGTTGCAGATGGTATGATTGTCATCAATACTACCCACCATGTAGCGATTAAGGGTAGTAACGCACCCATGTTCGGAGATGTTATATACTGGACAATCAACGGGTTCAATGAACCAATAGTTGGGGTAGACGCAACAGCACACACATTCACCATCGTTGGCGATTACACGACAGCACTCACAGCGACATCGAAACTCACAGTAATCAACAGTGCATCGAATGGTGGTGTATACACAGTTACATCTTCATCGTTTGCGAACGGAAATACAACAATTACCGTCAGTGAACCAATTGCATCATCCGTAGTTGATGGTAGCATTACCGCAAACTCAATTCCAGAGATCACCATGCAGTTGATTGGTGGTAACCTAGTTGCAACTACGTCTTACACCACATCTTACTCCACAATAACCATAACGAACACCGGATCGCATCCTCTGTGGTCCTCACTTGTGGGGTACGTATCTATTGTGTCGTCTGTTGCCGGACAGGATGGAGCATACCGTGAAGATTACCGCAATTCGTACATTAACATCGAGGGTAACCGCATTATCACTGGTATTGTGTTAGCTAACGCGTCGACTGGGTCGGTGGAAATCACTACGCTGGTAACCCCTCTTTAGTCGGATTGATATTGCGACTAAATATTGCTAATACAACTCTTTACAACGAAGGTAATCAATGAGCATCTCATACACTTTTAATCACGCAGATGGTACCACGATCGGTACAATTCAAGACTTGGAAGGCAATGGCCCAAATGCTAGCGCTGTTCCGATTCGTATATCGGATGTTGATTTTTCCACCACTCCACCATCTATAGTAATTTCTGGTGATTTGTTATCAATGTTTCCGGCAGCCACTATCATTCGAGTGCCTGTATCGTCGATCGACCCGATCAATCGCACACTGACGGTGACGGGTGTATTCAATGATGAGCAACTGACTGTTGGCAAACCTTTGGCAGTTGGTGACTCATCCACGTCGCAGATCGAAGGATTTACTATTACATCAGTCACAACTGGTGCAACAACGACGACAATTGAAGTTGATGCTGATCTGTCAGGTTTGAGTGGATGGGCTAATCCATGGATTAGCTCCGTTCGACGGTTTGTACTGTCTGACGGAGTCTACGATGGTGCATACTTCTGTGCTGAAGCGGGTGCATCATTCGATGGCGTCAGCCAAACTAAAATTCCAGTTCATGACAATACACCATTGCCAATGCCGGGGTTCTCGATCATTGCAGTCACACCAGGCGCCAATGGTGTGTTCGTCGTAGATTCTGCATCTGCTGGATGCAGAATCTTGCCTGGTTCGACAGTTAGTGTGTTGGATAACTCGCTTTCCGCTGCTAATACCACCTACATAGTTCAGCAAAGTGAATGTAGTGCATCATACCACGTCGTTGGTCTGGGCACGAAGGCGATCACTATTGCTGGCAATGTGGCCAAACTAATGGTGAATGGTAAGCAAATTTCGGTTAGTGGTGGTACGCTGCGGGATGCACGTCTAACCATCGCTTCTGTCACTACAACAGGTACTGAAACTACCATTAACACGATGGAGCAAATCCCAGCAAACGCAACAATTGGCGCTACGCTTGTTTGCGTTCCAGCTACTACTGCTATTACCGTTGGATCCATTCAGCCTGGCGTTGGTGCTGACGGACAGGTCGTTCCAGCACCACCGACCGAACTGCCGTTCTCTGCTCCACCGGCTGTCGTTCCGGTAGCTGACAATAATGTGCTCGTCACGTGGCGTGTATCAGGTGACCAATCTGCTAAGTTTTCAGTTGGATGCCCGATCACAATTAAGGGTAATAGTTTGTTCAAATTCCAAAACTTAACGGTTGATGCGGTCAGTGTATCCAATGGTATGACTCACATCACCACAGTTTGGGATCGTCCGACTGGTAGTATCGAACTGCCGGACGCATCAGGGCGTATAGTTACTCCTGCCAGCATTGCTACGACAGGAATGTTCGTTCGCCAAGTAGATGGTCCAATGTCTCCGATTAAGTTGATTGGCAAAGGATCTCCATCTTACAATTCGCAAACAACCTGGGGTCAAGCACTGCAAGAAAACATATTGCATAGTGTGGAAAACTTTACGACAGGTGTTAAAACATCCATCCTGTCCATGACGACGGCCGGATTCGTAATTAGCAACAAATATTTGAATAATATCGATCTGGTGGCCGGCCGCACATTGAACTACTCCGGCGATTCAGGTACATTGGCTGCAGCGACATACGTTATCGCGTCATGCACATCCGTAACCAACGGTCTATTGGTATCCGTCGTTGGTGGAACTTCACCATCCCATGTCGGAGATGGTGAGGTCCGTGTGGTTGGCTCTGCGCCTGCTAACGCCATGGTTGGTCAACTATGGTATAATGCTGGCGTCCCCCAACTCATGGCATATACGGAGTCAGGAGTAGCCCACGGCATAGTTGTACAAACGGTTCCGGCGATTGACGTCATTGACATGGGTAACAATCGGATCCAAAATATGGCCGATCCGTTGTTGAATATGGATGCAGTTAACCTGCAGACATCCGATGCTCTCTATATTGCCAAAGCTGGTGGGTATTCTAGTACACCAGCCGTTCGAAGTGGCAGCATGGTCGGATCGTTGAATTTTGGTGTTAAGCCAGTAGCTGCTGATTGGTCACCGCTTGGAATCAACCTAGCCGACGCACCGATCACCATGTATACTGGTTCAAGCATGGTGTTTGACGTTGACGGTAGTGGTGGTGTGTCGATTCAAGGCACAGGTAGTGTTGATGTAGAGCAAGGACATGTCCGCGTTGGTGATGGTTTGACTAATTACGTCACTGTGCAGAATAACGCAGGGCTCTCGCCTACAATCACATTCACCACCGCAACATCCGGTAACGATTCGCTCAACATGGGATCAAATAAGATTGTCAATGTCAGCACTCCAACTGCGTCTAATGATGCTGCTAACAAAGCATACGTTGATAGCCTGTCGAATGGTATTGTTTGGCTTCAGCCAGTTATTGATCCTAATTTGTTCCGCGATGATTTGAATACCCCACCATTTATCACAACGACTGTGGCGGGTGTGTCGACGGGTCCTACCAACTACTGGAAAATATCAGGCAACTGGGCATCTAGTTTTGTGGCTGGTCAAATTCTAACCATCACAGACAACACATTCCCAGCCGCTAATGGCAGCTATGTCGTCGTATCTGCAGCAAATAATGGTGGAAACACTGACGTTACAGTCACTGCAAGTACTATCCCTGTAGGAGCTACCGTAACCGGTAACGCTACGGATACATCCGTGCCAACCCACAAGACGTACATCGTCGGAACCGCACCAGCTGGCGCGTGGGCTGGATTGGCGCGTCACGCGGTTGTGTACACAGTAATTAACATCGATCCAGTTACCCAAGCACAGACTTGGGGTTGGATGGATATTATGGGTCGTGCTGTTCAGACTGGTGACCGATTCGGTGTGTTTGTTGAACCTGACGCTGAGGACCCACTCAATGTGCTACCTGCTGGTGGCTTGGTATCATCTGCTGGTAAGATTGCGACAATCACTACAACGTCACCACTAGCGTATACGTTCTATACACCAACTGAACCATATGCATTCTCGGTGACTGGCGTTAGCCCAACTCTGAACTCCAACGCTGGATCGACAAAATCTCCACACTTTGGCCATTCATACACATTCCGCGGCACATACGGATCGGGTACATATGGATCAAACTACAAGTGGATTGAATTTGCTGGCCCATCAATGTTCGCTGCTGGTGGCGGTCTGAAGTATGCTGGTAGCGTACTCAACGTTGGAGCTGGTGCTGGCATTATCGTAAATGCCGACACGGTACAGCTGGACAACACGTATGCCAGCGGAATATACGTTCGCTTGGATGGCGCATATGCAATGACTGGTGCCCTGAAGCTAGGTGGCAATCAGATCAACAACGTTGGTACTCCAACACTCAGTACCGACGCCGCAAACAAACTATACACCGATAACCAAGATGCACTGCGCGTAGCGAAGGCTGGCGATACGATGTCTGGTACGCTAACGTTTACATCTGGTACTGTTACTGGAATTGCATACCCAACTGCTAATCAGGATGCAGCAAGCAAGGTGTACGTTGACAATCAGGCTGCCCTTCGTGTTGCTAAGACTGGCGATACGATGTCTGGGTCGTTAGTTATGACAGGTGCTGGTGTTGGTATTACATTGCCTAATGCCCCAGTTGTTGCGACAGATGCTGTCAACAAGACATACGCCGATTCCAAGCTGTCGCTATCTGGCGGCACTATGATTGGTACGCTGACGTTGTCCGCAAACCCAGTTGGTAACCTAGATGCTGCACCAAAACAGTACGTCGACAACGGCTTCGTGAAAGTAACAGCATCGACTTCAATGAACGCTGCAGTTAACGTGACATTTACTGGTGGTGGTGAAGTGCTTGGTTTACCAAACACACCATCCGCTGGCAGTGCTGCTACATCCAAAACCTATGTTGATACGCAGTTGGCATCGAAAGCAACAGATACAGCTGTTGTTCATATGGCTGGAAATGAAACCATTAACGGCGACAAGACGTTTAATGGCGTTACCACCGTTAAGAACAACACCATTATTTCCGCCAATGGCGTCAACAACAACCTAGCAATCACAGCATCTGCGGTGTCGCTGGTTGGTACTCCTGTTAACTCCGGTGGTGCTTCGAATATCACAATCATTGGTGGTGTTAACACAGGCGGTATCGGTGGCTCGGTATCACTCACAGGCGGTAACGGCTCAACAATCGGTGGGGATATTACGATTACTGGTGGTCAAGGTTCAGCCGGTCAAGGCGGTAACGTCACCATCACAACCGGTATTGGCTCTACAACACCAGGACAATTGACGTTAACGGCTGGTTCCGCTTCACTGCAACTTCAGACAACTGGTGTATGGCGAGTTGGCGGTCTAGCACCAACAGCAAAGAGTCAAGCTCTGTGTGCTGATGCTGTGAACCCAACCACCGCTAGCCCAACCTGGCAGTTAGTTGGCACACGCGTCGCTGCAGCACCTGCTAACTCGGCTGCTCCGGGCGTTATCGGTAATTGGTTCGCCGACGATAGCTACTTCTACGTATATGGTGCTACTGGATGGCGCCGTATCGCAACCACAACATTCTAATGGAGTTTTGAATAATGTCGCAACCAAAAATTGATGGAGCCCAACTAGATCTATCCAGCCTAACCTTCGATGGTGCGGCTGGTTGGGACGATATGATCGGCAGCTTCGCTGCCGGTAATACGTCCAATGCAAACGACCCAACGTGGGCGGCTTTCCGGGGTGGTGTATACGCGTGGCGATTTTCAGCCACTGCGCTGAATGAGATTTGGATTTCATTTCACATCAACCACGAATATGCACCAGGAACGGTGATTTATCCACACATTCACTGGTCGACTGACGGCACAAACACTGGAACTGTTCGTTGGGGCATCGAGTACACCGTAGCAAAGGGATATGATCGCGATACATTCCCAGCACCGACGACGATCTACCTCGAACAAGCCGCCACTGGTACAGCATATCGACACATGATCACGGAAGCCGCTTTGGTGGATGCAATCCCGACTACTCACTTGGAAACAGATTCTATTATATTAATGCGGGTGTTTCGTGATGGGGCACATGCCAACGATACATGCACTGACCCAGCATTTGGGTTATTCTGCGATCTCCACTTCCAGAAGCAAGCATTCTCTACGCCAAACAAGAACTATCCGTTCTCTTAAGCGCGTAATTAGCGTATAGTCGATACATGGATATTGATATCGACTTTCGCTCAGATTTTAACCCAAGAACGGTGTTTGACCAGGCTATTCCTGCATCAATGATGCGTGGTGACGAATTGGTCAAACACCCCTGCGGACACTACTTCCAGACGATGCCTGTTGATGCTATCACGGGCCTAGCGGCCATTCCATACGAAGAAGCCGAATGTATGGGATTTTTCAAGATTGACTTCCTACACCTATCGACGCTGGACTACTTCAAAAACAAACAACAAATTCGTGATCTCATCTCACACGAACCTGACTGGTCGTTGCTGTTGGATGAGAAACATGTGCAAAAATTGTTTCAAATCAGCAAACATCCTGAGTTAATGGCCACAATAAAGCCACAATCGGTTCAAGAATTGGCAGATGCCATTGCGCTGATCCGCCCCGGCAAGAAACAACTGCTTGGGGCATATCTACGGAACCGAGAAGCGGTGAGAAAGGAATTGTACGCTAGACCCTTACCCAAAGGATGCTACAAGAAAGCTCATGCGATATCGTACGCGTTGACTATTGTGTTGCAATTGCATCTCATAGAGCTTGGTAAGCTATAAATACCAAATCAAGGAGATTCACATGCACGTACTAAAATCATTTCGCCCAACAACCACACAGAAACAAGTGATCGCCACCATTCTGTCTGCTCCAACACCAACTGTTGCTGCTGGCACAATTGCATCGAAGCCAAACATGAAGACCGCTCGTGATCTACTGGGGCAGCTAGGGCTAATTACATTCACCGACAAAGGTGCAGGACTGACAGATAAAGGTCTAGCGCTGGCGCGCGATGAAGGAATTGCTGATGAAGGTGGGCAACTTACCGACCTAGGTCAACAACTAGTTGGGAATCAGTCAACCGGCGGACGAAACAACATGGGAATGCCTGAGGAAGAACCACCAATTGGTGGTGTGCAGGTGGGAGGACCGGATGATGCCCTTGGTGGCACACCATCCTTGGAAAGTTTTTCGTTTTTACGCGAATTGATGCGGAGTTGATCTGTGGATTTCCACTCCAACTGGGAGTGGTTTGCGGCGGCGACGTTTAATACTTTTCACATCACCCATTGGATATTTTGGTACAGGGCCAATAACACGAGATACAAACTCGATGTTCAGTGCCCTGTAAATTTTTGATGTGGACGAAACAATCCCTTTTCGTGAAAACTCAATAGAGATGGGATAATTGGAACGGTTATTATCGTACCAATCTGAGGCTACCGCAATGATATCCTCTTCTTTGATGCCTTCTGGGCCACACAAGTCTAACACAAACACTCGCAACGTAGAATCATCAGCATTATCTACAATTGCCAACATCGGCAGCTTACGATATTGAATCAGCGTGATAAAAGGAAATCCCGTATAGTCAACAGGATGCGGTTCTACGATTAATGGAGCAGTTTTCTTTTCAGCTGATTTGGTTTTCTTTGTTGTTTTTTCTATTGCCATATAATGCTCCGTTAGGTACTGGGTCTATTTATATTTGGGTAAGGTACCCGAGGTAGTACAGAATGTAAATATTTCCATAATATGTAACTTGGAGTTAGCTGCCGATGACCGACACAGTCGATGATCAATACGAACCAAATGGCCCCGAAGCCTCAACTAAAGAGAAAAAGCGTCGAGGCCGTCCAAAGAATGAAAATTACCTATCGTTTGAAGAAGCACGAGAGTTCGTGCGCAGTGAGCTATTGCCGTCACGCGGCAAGTTTTTTGAATGGTGGGATCGTAACAAACCAAAAGCTATTCCAAGATTCCCATACCGTGTTTACCAAGAATGGATTTCATGGAATGATTTTCTCGGAACAAATAACAAGTTCAACGAAAAGTCTGGAACGAAATGGCGTTCACTCGAAGAAGCCACGCTGTGGGTTCATTCGCTAAAGTTAGGAAGCTATAATGAGTGGATGGACTACTGTCGTAACACAGAACTACCCGAAGATATTCCTGCCCGCCCTGAATTGATATATGATGGCTGGCGATCGTGGAATCATTGGCTAGGCAATCGTCCGAATGAGGCAATCGAAGCCAAGATTGAAGCCCAAAAAGTACAAATATTCTACATCATCCACGAGCCAGGCACCCCCGAAAATGTGTTTACTTTTGGGGTGGAACCAATGGGTGTTACTGCCCTAAAACAGCGATGGGAACAAGAACAATTCAACGTCATTCGGTTGTTCTGGCACGACCCGATGAGATATGCTGTAGTAAAACAAATCATCGATATGAATTCTACACCGTACATGGGATACGATAAACAACGAATCGTGCCGAACGTGTGGGAAATTATATGGCATCTCCAAACACAGCTGGAGATGATTCACCGGCTCTAATGTAGTGTAATACTGGGGTTGGATGGTTTATTGAATCTGATCGGTTGGCTAAAATACACCACCCCAGCATGTCCATCTAGGGCATTCATGGCCTCTGCGACCATATCCATTGCCTTCCACACAGCGTCATCTGATACGTCCGGGGTGTTGATGACAACCGAAAACTCACCATCGGTAGACAGCGTCACACTCTCGCGAACCTCAACATCTAACACAAATGTGGCACTAAATGGGGACTGTTCTGAGTAGCTAAACATTTGTTCAGCCACCAATCGATCAAATTCGCTCCGGGCAGTAACTACTCGCACATCTGCAAATGGTTCTGCTTCCGATTCCGCCATCAAGTACAGATCAGCCCAATTAATCTTGGATTGGTGTTGAGCTTGCGTTTGCAGCATCTACCTCTCCTGTATTTTTTGAGATCAGGTATTGTATTTGTTGTAGTGCTAACACATTTTCCCGAACGCCAGCGTTAATCTTCGAGAACTTCTTATCGTAGAACTTGCGCTTGTAGTCGGTTTTGGCAGTTGATATCATCTTCCGAATCCGAGTCGCTTCGGCGATTGCAGTCTGCAGTTTGGCTTCGACGCTTTGCTTGATTTGAACGAGCCGCTGTACCTTCAGATCGGTGATTTCTGGTACAGGGATTGGTTCATATTGAGTTACAGCACCATCAGTGATGACGGTATCTGAAACGGACACGGATTTTTGTTGTTTTTGTTGTGTCATGGTGTTTCCTCCTACCGTGTATTTTACGCGGTTGAAGATCATTAGTCAACAAAAAAGAGGCCAATTGGCCTCTTTTTAATTTGGTAAACCTTTGATACTAAGCAGTTCAGCATTTCCGGTCGACCAAATGCTGTACGTTTGAGTACCATCCGGTGATGTAGTTTTTCCTGGGAGGATATCAGTGCCGGCCAGAATTGCTTTCCGGGTTTCCAGCTCATCCTTCATTGTACCAACGTTGTACACCCACAATTCTTCAAAACCGCCGTCACCGCTCTCGCGCTTGTACACTAGGTGCGCTTTCTTGACAGCACGAATTGCTCCTTGACGATCTGGATCCTCGGTTGCATTAGATGCCACATCGTCAAGCTGGGATAGTTCATCGTTTCCTTCTTCGGGCGCGACATCAGGAGGCAAATCATCACCTTCGTTTGAACCACCGGCTGCTCCTCCAGATGTAGGATCACTGAACCCAGCCATAGGATCATCGGTTGGATCATCTGCTAACAACTCCGAATCATCAAACTCATCATCGGTTGGTTGCTCTTCGCCATTGACTGGATCTACTGGCTCTTCATCGCCGTCCAACTCCGGATCTAGTTCCAAATCATCAGGTTCGGTAGGCTCATCATCCATTCGATGAACGCCTCGTAGTACTTCTTGTAAGAATTTCATGCTATGTCCTTCGTGCTAGGGATATCATATTTATCAGCACAAAAAGAAAAGGGCGAGTTAAACTCGCCCTTTTCCATGGTATTTGCCGCTTTATTAGGACAGACCAGAACCCGATTGCAGATTCTTGTTAATGAAACCAGCTGCATAGTTATCGTTCAGGGCCTCGTAGTGAACAAGACCAATCGAAAAATCAAGTACGCGTGGTTCATTGTTGAAGCCTTCCCAGAACTTACGCAGAAGGTCTTCAATGAAGCCCATTGCGTCCGTGCTACCCATCATCTGAGCCATGGAGAATTCACCAACACGAGTCACAATGCCAGACAGAACTTCGGACGGTTGGATCTTGCGGCACAGATCAACAATATCTTCAATCCACAGCAGATCACCACTATTGGGATCAAATTCAACCTTGATGGTTGCTTCAGATCGTTGTGAGTGGGACACAGCAGGAGTGTCGAGTTCATTGCGGCTGTACTCAGACAGGGCGTAAGAACATGGGCAGCTGGAGTTGTATGTGTACTTCACGGTCAGGTAGGTCTTGACCTTGCCGTCGATGTTCTGAATTTCGAACTCAACAGGGTAGTACATCCAACCAAAGTGATCTTCGCGCCAGTGCTTTTGCTTGTATGGATACTCAAAACGAATCTTGAGGTAACCATCTTTTGCCGGCAGCTTGGTACGATAATCTTCAACAACCTTCAGCAGATCGAGCAGCTCAATTGCACCTTTGCCATCAACGTGA